GCTATTTGGTTAGACGTTCCAATCGTAATTCCATCTATTGCGTTGTTATTGGTAGTTAACCGAAGTGGATTAGCACTGTACGTTCCAACAACCAAATCACCAGTAAAACTATACAAATAACCATTGTTTGGCTGATTGAATGATCCAGCAACCTGCCCAGTAATTGTAGTACTCGATGCAATCGTTTGCGCTGAACTCATGGTGTATGTACCAACACCACCAGGAACATAGAAGTTATAAGTACCCGCAGCTTGAATTGTAAAGTTTACGTTTGTACCAGCAGCATTGACCAAATTAATACCATTGCCAGTCGATGTAAAGCTACCTACAAAAGTACCGCTTGGTACACCTGTTCCTGATACCAAGTATCCAATCGCAATTCCTGCCAAAGATGAAACATAGAACTGGTTAGAACTTGTACCGCCACCACTCACATATGTGGGTGAAGCCGCAGCAGAACCTGTGGCAGTTAACTGGGTTGTAATCGTTACCGTTCCAGAAATACCTGTTCCAGTAATAACAGAACCATAAAGCAAGTTACCACTTGTAACGCTTGCTATAGTCAATGTTGTGCTAGATGAACCACCTGTACCGCCCACGGTTACAGATGCACCATAATTTGAACTGTTGATACCAGCATTAACGTAATAAGCGTTATTGTTGTATATCGCAAAGTCTGTAGATGCTATAGCACCAGAGCTTGTGTTTTGAATGTTAGAGTAAACATACCCGTTAAAGCTGGCTTGTGCCGAGTTAACAATGTTGGTATCTTGGTAGTTCAGAGTGCCGTAATTAATAGCACCAACTGTAGCGGGATTGGTAATCGACCCAGTAACTGTAACTGTTGTGGCAGTAATAGCACCGAATGTATTGAGTGAACTGATCTTGACAACATCGGTAGTGACTGTGTTGTAGTACACAATCGCAGACTCACCATTCGCAATCGTAACGCCTGTACCACCAGACTTCTTAACAGTGATTGAGTAGCCGCCAGTTGTATTATTAAGAACGTAGTAAGTCTTACTGTATGTGGGAACTAAAATATTTCTAGCGGCTGTCCGTGCGCCTGTGCAGTTAAGAACCGCATACTGAGCTGTGGTGCCAGTGATATTATTACCAGACGTAGAACCCGTTGTTTGGGTAAGTGTGACGTCTCCATCTGTGGTAATGTTATTGGTACCCGCAATGGCAATATCAATGTAGTCGGTTGTGCCGTAATTGATGTCATAGCCCCAGTTACCTGATTCGGTACCTGTGACTGGCTCTACGAGTTGTAGATTTGTTGAGTATCCTACTGACATTTAATTCTCCTAAACTGTCGTGATTTCTGTCCAACCAGGTGTTTCTGCATCAGCAATTTCCGCCCATCCTGGTGTTTGAGGGTCGTTAATTGTCGTCCAACTGGGCGTTTGCGCTGTGTTAATGGTTGTCCAAGAAGCCGACTCTGGATCGTTAATCACCTGCCAAGATGCCGTCTCACTGTCGTCAATTAGATTCCACAGTAGTGTACCAAAAATTGAGTCAGTTGCAACTATAGTTTCAATGATTTTGACGAAGTAAATGCTTCCCGCAGGGCTTACCAAGTCTGTAACTGAGACGGTTTCTGTGAGCGTATTTTGAGCTGTTAACGTGGCCGACAGAGAATCCAACAAGGATATAGTCTCTAATACCACCAACAATGCTGTTACACCGCCAGCTACAGAATCCAAAGCCACCGCAGTTTCAGACACAAATAGCTGAGATGAACCCCCCGCAACGTAATTATCAGTGGCTGTCGCTGTCTCAGAATCTGTGACGTTATAAGTAGACCCTCCAAATGAGCTGTCTGTTACTGTAGCCGTCTCAGAGATAAAGCAAGCAAATGTTTGGGTAGTCGTGACTGAATCCGCAGGTACGATAAGTTCTGCTATCGGGCAAGCAAATGTCTGTGTTGTGCTGACCGAGTCCGTAGCCGTGGCTGTTTCTGATACCACCAAAGAGTAAATGGGCTGTGAAGACACCACATCCGTGACGGTGATCGTTTCGTTGACGGCGGGGTTAAATGCAACATAATCCGTGACAATATCTACCAATGTAGACGCTCCACCCCAAACGCCTTGACCCCAGCCAAGGAATCCCCAGCCCACCGCAAAACCTTCAATAATTTGCAGAGTAATTGTATTGCCTGCGTCAACTGTGTCTGTAACCGTGCTGACCTCATTGACAACAGCGCTTGTTAAATAGCTTGTAGCTATTGTGTCTGTAACAGTAATAGATTCTGAAACGGTATTGGTTGTAGAAAGAATAGAACTTAGTGAATCGGTTGCGGTCGCTGTCTCGGATACCGTGGAGTTATCAGATACAAAATCTGTAACAACATCCACCAAAGACGATTGACCGCCCCAAACGCCAAAGCCCCAAGTGTTACCACCCCAAGTTGAAAGAAATCCCTCATTAACCGTGACACTAGACGTGCCAGAAGGATATTGGGAATCCGTTACGGATGGCGTACTACCAAAAACACCAGACCCCCACGCAACAGCCCCCCATCCACCATTATTGGCGGTTTCAGCAACTGATGCGTTGTAGACAGCCATTATGCCGCAACAAGTTGCGCCTCATTGAACCATCTGGTTTGGGAGACACCGTTCTCATCTACCCATGTAATCATGTACTGGATATTGCCAGTAGCGTCCATCTGCATAGCTTCAACTGGGCCAGCAGGATCAACAGGTGCGGGTGTGACTTTAACGTTCTCACCAATAATGAATTTAGCGGCCATGATAATCCTTAGCAGTTAGCGGTATAAGTGACGTTCAATGTATCGCCCAACAACACAGAACGGTTTCCAGTCGTGAAGCTACCAGCAGAATATAAAGTTCCTGTAGTGCCAGACTTGGTGTTGCTTGTGGTTAAGAACGCACCTGCAATAGTGCCTGTAGCGTTAATACTAAATGCTGTAGCAGAGGTAGAAATAGTGCCAGTGCCAGCAGAGCCAGCCCCACCCCCAGAAGCGCTAGCGGAGCCAAAAGCAGCAGCAGGACGAGTCGATTGAGAATAGCCAACATTTTCTGTCCACCCCGAGTGAGAAGCCATCGTATCGGCAGCGTTATAAGTGGGGCTAGAAGCGCCATCCACTAAGCCAAGATACCAAGCCGCGGTATAAGAAGTACCTGCAAAATATTTGTTCAACAGGTCGGTTTTACCCACGTTGACCACTAGATTCTTAAACGTTTCTTCCCAGCGGATCGTGCCGTCAGCCGCCGTACAAGTGACTGTATAAGCGCCAACCACATTGGCATCTTCTAGTAGAAAGTTGCGTGTGGCTACAGCTACAGCAGAGCCTTCGGTGGGTTTAATATTTTCGGTTTGCATTATGCGATCCTTAAAATAGCGTTGGTGCTGTTAACAGCGGGGAATTGAATCGTGAAAGAATTAACACAAGTTTTGTCGCTGCCAAAATCAAGTATTGCCACAGAAGCATTGCTTTGACTTTGATTGTAAATCAGCGCACCACGACATGTAAATGCTGCTGGACTCCAAATTGCGTTGGCAAATGACCAATAAGCCACCGTACCATTTGCGGAGCCAGATGTTGGGGTTTGCGTAATCGTCAAGGGGATACCGCCTTGTGTATACCCATTACCAGTTGGAACTTCTCCAACTAAAGCTGTCGAATACTGTGTTGTTGCCGCATTAAGAGTAGCGGTAGAGTTGAACAACGCAATATAAAACGTATTGGGACTAGTAGGCCCAAAGTTGTGCAAACCTTGAGCCAGTTGAACTTTGAAACTGGTAGTAGCCGTTTGAACTAAGCTCATGTGACCGCCTGTCTAAATTGACCAGAACGGTACGCATCTTGACGCTCCATACCATCGCCAAGACGTTTAGCTAGAGCTAATGCTTCTGTATATCTTTTCTCATATAGCGCTACCATATCAGCTTCACCTTTCATAAAGGTATAAGCCTCAACAAGAGAGCCATACAAAAGCACGGTATCAAAGTTGTTGCCAAGCCAAGAAGTACCACTTGGGTTGTTAGTGGTATCTGATATTGACAAAGGATAATAGTAATAATGCAACTCAGCGTTATAAGTAGTGTCAGGATTAGGGCCAAGCATGAACGATAAATAGTTAGTAACTGTTCCGCTTGTAACGGTTGGGCCAAATAAAGCATAGTATTTTGGTGTCCCGTAAGAGGTTGGGTACGAATATGCTTCCCGAATAAAGTTAACATCTTTATTAAGAAGATATTGATAAGGCCCTTGAAAAGTTACCGTACCAGAAACAGTACCTGTATTTGGCACTGATAAGGTAATACTTGTTCCAGAAATATTAATTACATAGGAGTTAGCCGCAATACCAGTACCAGATGCTTGTTGCCCAATAGCAATACCAGAATTACTAGTTACAGTAATAATAAGCGTACCAGATGTGCCTGTAGCGGTAGTAGAAGCTGTTGTGTATACCGCCAATGAATACGTGGCTAGAAAATCACTTGGGCAAGATAGGTATTGATTGTTGACTGTAATGGATCCCGTTACATTTTTGCGCAATGACGGGAATTGAATTGTGTTATAGATGCGTTGTTCAGCTTGTTCAACGAACGTAGGAATATCGTTTACGAAAGTAGTTTCGTAATTCTGTGTGTAATCCTGTATCAGTTGTTTAAGCTGAGTGTAATTCATGCCATTGGGCCTCTTGCCATTACGCCTTTAGTGGCTGCACCTGTACCACGAATCTTAATACCATCCGTCTCAACACGATCATCCATCGTAATAGACACACCCATCAAAGGAACCCAGTTCTTTTTCTTTTCGAACTCAGGCGCTGTACCAGCATCTGCAATGTTTACAGATCTACCTTTCATGTCATGAGGTGCTGCATATTCATCAGCAGGGCGATTATCTCGATTAGCGCCACGTTGAATAGCAGGGCTATCTTTTTTAGTTGGTTTCATTATTTGCTCCCAGGTTTTTGATTATGGGCACGGGCTAAATTGCGGCCTACTGCACGCATATCTTTACCTGTTGGGCCACCCTGTTTCATTTTGTGAACCTTGCCGCCCTTTTTGAGGTTGGATAGGTTGGTGTGTTTGCCGGGATGTTCCTGTTTATCGTGCATAGAAAAAGCCTTCTTAATCAGCTTTTTGTCCTCTTTGATATCATCGTGCTTCATTCTAAACTCCTACGTTGTAACTATTGTAACTGTACCAACTTGTACTTGCAAAATCAAATCATTTTCAGTTAAAGCCGTATCAAATAATCTTGCCCCGCCGACAGGATTCCAGCCCCACTGAAATACTCTGCTACCTTCGCCAATTGACCCTGTTGCAGTAACTCCTGATTGGGTATAACTTAAATCTGGCCTAGGTTGCATAACCGCTTGTGGATCATCAATTGGATACATACCCAATTGCAATTGGGGCTGATCTGGATCCCAACATTCAGGACATACCTTTAATTGATAGATTTTGGTCTTAATGATCTCCATCTTCAATTGTTTGAGCATGTACCTTTGCCCACAACGATCACACTCGGCAATCGAGTTTTTACCCGATGCGAACCTATTCGCCATTAAATCCCACCCCCAATGTACATATGTCTAGGTACAAATCGAATAGCGGATTTATCATGATCTTCTTGGGCGGCTAATGTCCAAGCTTCATCATATTGTTGTTTTAGGACAGGTAATCTGTCCATTGCATTTGGTAGTTTTAATGCCATGTAATAGGCTAATCCAGCTACCATGCAAGTAATAAATCTGAATGGTATGTCCATAACATTTACACCGCCCCCAGCATCTTGCATACGGCGCATACGCCAGTAAACAAATTGATAGGTAGTAGACCCGTCAGGTGTTGGCCAAACGGTTATACAAGGCTTTTGGGAAAGAGTTATAGGGGAGGCTATGTTATGGGATGCTGCAGTGGTATTCCGTTGCCCACGGTTGCAATTTAGCAAATAAGCGGGGTTACCATTAGCAGCTACTTGAACTTCATTGAACCCAATTAGCTCTGAATCAATTGTAATAAACCCAGCATTTGGTATACCAACAAGTGAAGTTACTGGGATTGTAGTATCTGTTGCGCCAATAGCTGCATACAAATAACTACCTGTTAAGGAATCTTGGGCTGTTAATCTTTGAACCCAAACTTGAATTGGCCTTGCTTGGGTTAATTTGTTTGGAATAGTCGCATAGGTAGAAACACTAATACGAGTAATAGTTAGATCGGATTGGTTACTTACGGAGTTAGCATTTGTGCGAACCACATGCTCAAGCAAATCAACCGTATCGTCTGGCAATGCATAGGTATTCTGACCTTGAACAAGAGGAATATAGTCTTGCTCAAATGTCCACATATTAATGCCACGATTAGCCCAATCAGCAAACAACAAATTTAAAGACCGTCTAGCAGTCTTTATGTTGTATCCTGATCTAGATTCTGAACCGCAGCGCTCATACGCCTCCTCGACTATTTCGGTGAGGTCTAGATTGAACCCTGAAACTCCAGATGTCTGTGCCATTATCTAAACCCTGCGGTTTTCTTTGCAATTGTTTTTGGCTGGGCAACAAACTGTTTGCCAGCCGCTTTACCTTTACGCTTTGCTTTTGTCGTTGCAGCATATTCTGCTGGAGTCAACGACTTGATTGCTTTCTCAGGAAGATACCGCTCACCAGTCTTACTCGATGGTTTTCCACTTTTGGTGCGCCATTTTTGATCACCCCAATCTTTTAAAGATTGTTGCGGGTTTTTCATTTATAGCCCCCACCTTTAGCCTTATAAGATTTAGCCAGCAGTTGTGCTTTACGAGCAGACCATTGACCAGCTCCTGTGCCTTGCACGGCTCTAGACTTGATGGACTCAAACAAAGACTTGCGCATACCGGGTTTGGTGTACGCATTTGCTTCATTTACTTTTGACTTGACCTTGCCGCCTTTTTTGTACATGGCGACATCATTCGGATTATCTTTTCGTTTGATAATCTTTTTACCCGGCATCTTAGACGGGTTGATGTCGCCCATACCACGGCTGGACATCATTTCATATGCCCTTTAGTGTGACCACGCTCGCAGCAACCATCTGCTCTTGAAGAGGCAGAACTTTTAGCAACGCCGCCTTTAGCCATAGATTTACGGTACATAACGGCAGCATCACCGCCAGTTTCGGAACCATAGAATCCATTTTTCTTCCAGTTAGCGGGTTGTTTACGATCCAAGCCTTGTTGTTTATTAAGGTAATCACGCAAACTTAAACCAGAAGCAGCTAGCTGTTCTTTGGTAACAATTGGGGCTTTCTTTTTAACAGGAGCAGCTTCCATTTTTTGTGGAGCTTCATCTGTTACATTGCGTTGTTCCGTATCGTGCATATACGATTCGTTGTCAACGTCACCGCCTTCCTCGTATCGTTTGGCTTTTTTATGCTTTGCCATGATAGTTTCCTTATTTGGATTCTTGATGCTTGTGCAAATGTTCTACGATTTCATGGTGCTTGTGGTGTCCAGCAGCATGTTTACCATAGTGATGGTGGTGATGAACATGTCCGCCTGCATGATGTTCTTTCATGTGGTGAACGTGATGTTTATGCTCATGGGGATGCTCATGTCCAGCGGGATGAATATGCTTTTCGTGCTCTGGGTGTTTCATGACTAACTCCTTATTTCTTATGACGAGCCATACCACCACGTTTCATGGCTGGGCCTTTGACGTTATATAAACCGCCATTACCAATGTCGTTACCCTTCATTTTGGGCATCATGGCTTTGGTATGACCACGCTCTTGAACACTATGTTCGCCATGCTTTTTAATTCCGCCTTCTTTGACAGAACCCATCTTAGCTGTGGTCATGCCACGTTTTTCTTCAACGCCATGTTTGCCAGTAAGACCGCCAGAAGCCATCTTTTTAATATGGCCGCCATGCTTAATACCGCCTCCTGTTGGCTTACCTGTTTTTGGTTCTTTTGGCACAGGAATCAAATTCTCGGCCATACCACCCATCGCCATTTTTAAATGATGATGAGCCATCTTCATATGATGTGCGTGTTTATCGTGTGCCATATCTCCACCTCTTGAAAAATGTTTGCCTTTATCGGCGTTGCTAAAATCTTGTCCCACTTTTTGTGGAACCCCTACCTTCTTTGCAAACGCCTTGTTATGGGCAATTGCTTCCATAAAGTTGTGCTGTTTCTTGCTGGTACTTGGCATATTAAACCATCTTTCCCTTAGTCAGTCCACGAATTGCGCATCCATCAGCACAATTCCAAGCCCGTAGGCTTTTGTTAATCCGACTGTTTGGATCGTTTGCTGTCTTTGATGAGGTCAACTTTTTCTTCATCCCCGACATTCGTGCGCAAAAAGACTTCTTCCTTGATCCGCCCTCGGGTTGGGGAGGCTTTAAATTCATCCCCTCCTTCTTTGCGGATGCCCGACCCTTGGCGTTTAAGCCTCCGTTCGGATTCTTCCCTTCTTTGCGTTGCCATGCTGGAGACTTTGCCATGATTAACCATTCAAAATCAAATAGCCCTCTTGCGAAACCGTTAAGGCCGCAGTACCGGTACTGGCTTTTGCTTGCAATTGGATGTCCGTTTTTTCCGCCACAGCTCTGGGCATGACCCGTTGCGTATGGTAGTTGTTTGTAAACGGAGCAATGATCGTAACAGTGGATACACCATTAGTGGTTTGATAGTTTTGATACGTTGCGTAACCAGCAGGGTTAGCATTCAAGCTAGTATTGATGTCAATACGGCTTAAATAGAACGTATAGCCCGCAGGGACGGTATAGATGCCCATCAAAGTGCGACCGTTGCCAGCTAAAATTTCTGCATACAACGTAGTGTCAGTTGTATCTTTTAGCGTGATGTTTCCTGTAGGTGCACCGCCCGTTACTGACATACTGTTGATACGGAAGTACGATTTCACTGTAGTCACAGCAGTCGTTCCGTTCAACTTTATAGTTTCAGAAATTTGGTTATAGTTTGCATCCAGCCCATTGATAAGAACAAACGTATTTGTTTTGTCATCGCCACTGTTAACAGAACTAGCAACGTGCATTTGAATTGCAGACGATGGAAAAGTGTAGGTGGTATTGCCTTCCCACACAGGAACAAACGATGTGCCTACTGCTGATTGATAGCCATAAATGTTCAGGACACTATGTCCGTAAATTTGGCCACGCGCAACCTGTAAATCAAACGGTTCGTAAAGCGCTTGTCTTGTAATTGAATTAACGATATTGCCCGTGCTGGGTACACCATTTGGACTTTGTGCCATGAATAATCTCCTTAATTAAAGACGGGGGCCGAAGCCCCCAGAAGATCAGTCAAAGTTACCGTAGGGGTAAGTTGTCAAGTTACCGATGTTCGGATCGTTCTGTGCGTAGCGCATTGTAAAGTTGAACTTACCGCCAGTAGGAGCCGCAACACTTGTACCAGTAATGGACAATGTGAACACAACTTGTGAGAAGAAACTAGGCTGTGTACCAACTTGGGGGTTTTGAATATCCGAAGTTGTGGCAGTCATGTTCAACAAATTTGTGCCAGTGAAAGTGATGGTTTGACGACCAGCAGTACCCACTGTGGTTGTGCCAAGAGCAGCAGTAGCGTAAACAGGTGTTCCGCCACCAGCAGTGTAGTTGTTAGAAACAAACACGCTTACATTGCTCAATGTTGCGCCGCCCTCGCCAGTAATGGCAGAGATGTAATCAATATCAAAAGTAATGATCTGGCTATTGATAGGCACATACATTACCACGCCACGATATACTTGAGTAGATGTATCAGCAGGTAGAGTCTGTACTGTTGGGCCAGTAGTTAGAAAAGTAGAACTAGGTGTATATACAACACCTTGCAAATTGGGGATGGTATTGGAAGAAACAAACTGTCCTGAACCACCGCTGTAACCAACAGTGCCAACAGTTGTGTTTGATAAATCAATATAGCAGTCTTGCTCTAAAACTGTATATCCAATATCTCTAAGAGGGCCAAAACGCTGGTCACCAGATATGATTGGCCCATCAAAAGTACTACGTCCCATGATAATTCCTTATGCAAAAGTCTCTTGTTAATCGTTGCATCGTGACCCCTGGGCGGGCTGGCAACAAGAGAAAAAATCCCAGACAGCCTTCAATATACACTATTCCTTGGGCGTGTCAAGAAGTTTTTTGTTATTTCTTGCGGCCATCATTTTTGCCTTCCAAACTGGGTCAGCCCATAGTGCTTTAGCTGCGGCTTTCTTAGCGGCTTTAACCTCTTCACGGTTAGCAATTTCTTTGTTGTTCGCAGTTTGTTTAGCAGCATAATCAGGGTCAGCCCACTGAGCTTTAGCTTGCGCACTGGTTTTAGCTTTGGACTCTTCTGTATTGCGGGCTTCCTTAATGTTTTTAGCCAGTGTGTTCCCTTGTGCTTCCCACATCTTTTTAGAATTAACCGACTTGGATTCAAGCGCTTCTGGGGTGTTTTGCGCTTTAGTTTGCCCTGCAATTACTTTGGCACGGTATTCTGGATCTTGCCAATGTTCTTTAGTAAATCTACCATCAGCGGCTTTTTGTTCCTCTGATTTAATATACCCACTTGGGCCTTCGCCACCATCAGTTAAATTAAATAATGTTCCTGTTTTTAAATCTCGCCGCCCGTACAGTTTGATGAGTTCCATTTCTTTGGCAAAGGCTTCTCCTTCATTTTCAGTTTCAAATACGCGCTCACAAACAGCAACAAAGTTGCGTTGCTTTAAATGTGAAATAAAGTCTTGAAATGGTTTGTTATGAGACCCCCTAGACCAATGCGATAAGTCACGATCTCCTGTACCTTTACCTACGTATACAGGCTGGCCTAGTTTAAGAGGGCGGGGATCACGGTAAACATAAACATAAAACATAGTTAACTCCTTTTAGAAGCTTTAACTATATATCAATGGATGGCGATTGTCAAATATATTTTCTAAATACTTTTCGAAAACAAGTTACGATACGGGTAACGCATAACGAGATAATAAGTACAATACGCCCAATAAAAAAGGCCCCGAAAGGCCTTTTTAAAGGTTAAAACTAATACTAAATTAGTAAGAACCGTAGATTCCGAGAGGATCGGAATAGCCGAAGCTGTAACGCTCACGAGCTTTATAACGTACGTTACCCGTATCAAAATCACCATCCATTGAGTTTTGCAATGGTGTACGCTCGAAGTGTTTCATACCATTTGGTACGTCAGTAGTCAAGAACCATGCATTAGGTGCTGTCAAGAAGTGGTTGACAGTATAGCCTTCAGGCACTGAACCATTGTTCTTTAGAGCGTTAATGTCATTGTTGTTTGTACCAACACGCAATTCTGTATCAAGCAAACGGGTTGCAACGAACATCAATGCTGGAGGAACAATCAACTTCTTGGGTCTAGCAGCGATCAAAAGGCCACGCTCGTCTGTCCAAGCAGCGATCTGAATAACAGCATTTTCCAACGCAGTTTCATTCAAATCAGCAGGGGTAGAAGGAGTATTAGCATTTGTACCGCCGTTCACTAGGGGGTGAGCCGTAGAGAACAAAGACACGCCGTCACCACCAGTATAAGTAGCGTTAAAGCCGTTATTTAAAACAGCCGCTGCTTTAACTTGCTTGGTGTAAGCCATAGCACGGGCCAAGCCTTTGGTATAGCGAGCAGATAGAGAGTCATAGAGGTTGTCCTCAATAGCCTCTTCTGTCAAGCTAAAGCCAAGAGCGATAGTCTCGTGGTTATAGCGAGCTGTCCATGCTTCCTGCGCATTGTCGTAGGAGATGGCAGTGCCCTCACCCTTAACTGGTGCTGCTGAGAAGCCAGACAATTTGGTTTCTTCTTCAAAAGAACGCTCAGAGGTCTCTGTCTCATAGATCTCTTTGTGTTCTTCGCCGTAGCGAGCGTACTCTAGACCGAACAAAGCGTTCAAACCTGGGAGCAACTCTTTCAATAGTTGTGCACGTGAAATAGCCATTTGTTAGCTCCTTAATTAAACGCCAGCAGTGTTGGTCATACCTTGGAATGTTGCATTCCATGTAACCAAAACTTCGGGATAGCCAATGAAAGTTACTGCTGTGCCAGAAGCAAGAGTAACAGCGCTGCTTACAGTCACGGTTGTACCATTCACGTTAGTAACAGAAATATAGTTACCTTGTGCTGAACCTGTGCCTGTGGGAGCAATCAACTGCATACCAGGTTGGATTGCAGAGTTTGAAGCAGTCAATGTCACAGTTGTGCTTGAACCAGAAGTAGAAGCAGTGGCTGAAACGCTAACGGCTGTATCAGGAACGATACCAACGCAACGGAAGGGTAGTGCTGAAGCAATACGAGTATTACCAGAAGTACCAGAGCTAATAACAGCACCAGAGACAGCCATTGCTGAGTCACCAGTAGTGGTGTTACCTGCTGTACCTGTGACGGCATAGAGGTTAGAACCAATAAAGGTTGCGTTAGCATAGCCAACTGTAGAAGCTGTATTGCTCAAAGATGTACCTTGGGCAACCATCACTGCTTTAAACACTGTACGTGGATCGTCAACGACATAACCAACTGCGTAGTTAGACACAGTATTGGCAGGCCAGTATTGACCACGAACGATTTGGCTGGATGAATTGGTATATTCAGCGCCAAGGAAAATGCCTAATGTACCTGCAACAGCAGTTCCAGGAGAAGAGGCAGCAGACATGGTAGTGGTAACAATAGTACCACCAGAGAGTTGAACAATGTCACCATTGAACAAAGACGTGCTATAGGCACTGGCAATGGGATACATGCGGGTTGACCCTGCGTAGGGCAATCCACCGAACTCACTGACAGGCTTAAACCCGTAAGGTGCGGGAATGATTGGATAAGCCATTTAGGACTCCTGATTAAATTTAAATACCTTTTCCAAAGGACGTGGAAGACTTTCTCTCTTTAAAGATAGGCATTCTTGGGTCACTTTGACGCATTAAATTGTTATCTACAGCTTCCGTCTGAGCTTGTGTTTGTTTAGCGTAATATTCATCACGCTGCTCAATAAACTCTTCAGGAGTTTTGCAAAGTAACAATCCGCCTATTTCAATGTTGTCTTTATAACGACTTTGAGGGTCGGCTAACAGTCTAAATTTGGGTTGTTCCTCAAGCGCAACAGGCTCCCAACCTTCACGAATCTTTGAAGAAAGATTACGAGGATCAGAAGTATTAAGCGTTGAGACACGAATCCAACGGTATGCAAATCCGGGCTGCTTGTCTGGCTCGGGTAGCAATTCGGGCTGCGACCACTGCTTTGGACGCTCCACAACCGCACGTGTTTCTAGTTCTCTTGTCAATCTATTTTCAGCCATTTTGGGACTCCAGTTTTAGTGCTTCTCTAGCATATTGTTCGGGGGTTAAGCCTAGTTTTTTAGCAATGCTTACTTGACTAGTTCTAAGCTTTATCTTGTTTGAAGATGTGCTTCTAACCGCAGGAGCAACTACAGTGCTAGGTTTAGCACGGGTCGGTTCGGGTTTTTCTTCTTCGAAGTTTTCCGCAAACCTTTTGCGCATTGTTTTGTCTAATGTCGCATAGTATTCATCAGATCCAACTACCACACCATTGCGTTTGAGCTTTTCGTGTAAGCCTAAAGCAGCGGCAGTCATCTCCTCATCTTGTCCAAACCATTGATTGCGTTCTTGCCACGCCATCGCTCTTTGGTCTGGTTTAGGAGGTTGTTGAACCTGCTGTTGTTGAGGTTGTACTTCAATTTCAGGTTCTTGTAAAGTAGGTTTGTAGTTTTTTGCCTGCATTATGCGCAAATTAGCGACTTGCATGGCTTGTTGGGCTTCAATAATGGCATCTGTATCACCAGCGTCATAGGCTTCTTTATAAGCCTTTTTCGCCATTTCCAGCTCCATATTTGCCGCATTTTGCACAGTTGAGACGTATTCTTTCTCGCCTGACGACAATAAACCTTTCATCCGTTTATTTTCATCTAGCAAACGTCTAGCCAATGTTAAAGCCTCTTGTTGCTCACGTAATGCAGATTCTTTTTCACGGCGCTCATCGTGCCAAACCTTACGCATTTGTTTGAGTTTGACCTTGACATTCTCATCATAAGAATCAAGTTCGTCTTTCTCTAGCTCTTCAACTAGAGGTCTTGGTAGTGGTGTCTTTCCACGATCTTCGGTTGGGGTATCGTCCTCGATTTCAATACTGATATCGTTTTCAGGACTATCTTCAACTTCATCGGGAAATTTAAATTCTTGTTTTTCAAATTCAGGCATTTTGTACTCCTTTATTTACGTCTAATACCACGTGGATCATCCACAACAGCATCTACTGTGTCGTCATAAATAATCCTAAATTCTCTGCCGTGGATAACTAATCTTGCTCCAGCATTTGGCCGAACCAAAATAAAGTCACCTTCTTTGCACCACGGGCCTGTGGGAAATTTGTTTTTATCGCTATAACAATCTGGCCCCATTGCAACCACAAACAAAACAGTCGTTAAGACTTCTTCGTTTCTAATTGTCTCGTCAGATTTAGCTATACCGTTTTCAAATTCCTTTTCTACTTCGGGAATCGCACAAAGAATCTTGTAGCCTGATGGCCTTGGGAGTTGCTTTGCTTTTTCGGCTTCTGTCGCCTCATAGTTGTATGCGCCAACTACTACCGGATTATCGGGGTTTGTACCCAATAGAATTTCATTCATCTGATTCCTCTAAATTTCGTTGCAGGTCTAATGTGTATCCCCTTGCAAAGAGCAGACCCTTGATCTCCCCACAAAGTTTTTTATAGTCCTCAAAATTCTCCACACGCCCTTCGGCCATGTAGTCTTTAATCTGAGAAACTCTTTCGTCAAATTCTTTAATTAAAGTACTGAAGACATCCATTACTCATTACCTCCTGTTGGTGGTTTAGGCATAGCATTTCTGAGTTTTTGTGCCTCAATATTAGCTTCTGTCCTACCTTTGTCGTGGTTTTGTTCCGCAATTTGTTTCTTTCTCTCATGCTCATTGCGAGCTAAAGTTTGAAACTCAGTGCGCCCACGGTCATGGTTTTGGTCAGCAATCTGGGTATTTTTCTGATGAACTTGTTCTGAAATAGTCTTTATAACATCAGCACCAGTTTGCAATAGCCCAAGTTGTTTCTGGTTGCGAGACTGCATCACAGTTTTAAGTGCATCCACTTTTATCTGTTGTGCTTTGAACATAGCATCCGTCTGATCTTTCTGAGCCTTGCGTGCTTGCTCTTGCTGCTTAATCTGCAACTCTTGCATTTGCATCTGCACCAACGGGTCTTGTGCTTGTTGCTGTGCTTGTTGTTGAGCAGCTTGACCTTGATGCTGTTGCAATAGCTGTTGTGCGGCCTGTGCAAGTAGCGGAGCCAACCTAGCTTCCACTTGGGGATCCATATGGATTTCTTCGCCACTCTCATCCTGTTGTGGAGGTAGAGACATACCAAGCTGCTGCTCAATCTGTACACGATACTCAAAGCCTAAGTGCTCACTGATATGAGCCTGCATTGCTGCTTGTAGAGCCTGTGCATTAGGATTGTTCTGCAACAACTGCATGACTTGCGGGTCTTGCATAGCAGACATATGAACCACTATATGTGACTTGTGATCTTGATAAGCAAACGCTTTGACGGGCTTGCCCTTGAGCACATTCTGATTCTCGGATACTGGGTCTGTAGGCTTCTGATCCTCATCCATCGGAACCAACTTCTCAGCATTCTTAATGCCCAACACCTCCAACATCTGACGATGTAAGAGCGGCAGGTTATATAACTGGGGAGACTGTTGTGCCAACTGAAGCACAGCTTGATACTGCACAATCTTCTGCGCCATTGTCGAGGCGTTTGGATCGCTAACGGGTATCACATCCACGTCATCATAGTCAGACCGCTTGGCCTTGCGACCACCGCTCTCAGGCTCGTAAGAATAGTCTTCTGGGGTATACGCCGCAATAATATTCTTGAGTAGCCCCAACTCTTGCTTCATCGCAAAGTGGATGCGGGCCTGCACTGCACTCATAGTCTTTAGAGTGCGCTCAAGGATAGCCAGCGTAGTACCCACAGGCGCTTGGCTTGACATATCACTAATCTGCAAGTCAGCCGTATTAGCGAACCTTCTACCTTCTTCCACAATGGCTTGTAGTAGAGTCATCAAAGTCTGGCTTGGCTCCTTGTATGGGAGCGGCAACAAGTTATCTTTAATAGTGCCACCAGGGATATCTACATCCCTCCACTCACCTGGAGCGATAGGCGTGTCATCATTCTTGACACGCAAGCCTCTGGCCTTGAAGCCACCGGGCAAGTTAGCTAGCGTACCTGCATCTACCAACTGACGAGTCAAGCTTGTGCCAGCTTTAGCGAATGCTCCAACCAAGTGGATCAACCCGAATGCATAGAACCCAAACCCAGGAATGTAAGGGTAGTGGACATAGTGACTGCGCTTAGTGCACTGCTCATCGTCTGGCTCCCAGTTGCGCCGTATCGCCAACACCTTCTGACTGCCCTTCTCAACAGTCACAATATAGGGCAGCTTGATCCCAGTCTGGTTGCCTTCCTCATCCTCGTGCTCGTAACCTTCCAAGTCAAGGTCAACATTAATCTCAAGTATCTTATAGCGGCTATCTGTTGTAGCCCTAAAGCCCATCTTCTCTGCTATCTTTTTCTCAACCTCATCGAGCGTATTGTTTGGCTCACCTAGGTCAATGTCTAGGTAGAACCCAGCCACCTGCAATCTACGCAGCTCGTTCTCGGTCTTACGCATCACGTGCGTAACCCTCTCAGCAGACTCCAAATTACTTGCGCCGTATGGGACAACGATGTCTTCTGCGGGGACAAATATGGATACTTGCCTGTCTAAGTGCGGGTCAAAATACACTTTCTTGAATGCATTGCCCGACAACCCCAAACCCCACAACATGCGCTCATGCTCGGTGCGGTACTCGGTCATCACATCCGTCAACTGATAATTCATATCATCTTGCACACGGACTGCCGCAGCTTTCTTGGCTGGGGTTTCTTTGCCTATGATCTGGGTACGTACTGGCCCCGCTGCTGGGAATGTACTCATCATAGTCTCAGACTGAAACTTAACCAACGCCTCAGTTAGCAACGGATGGTACAAGCCACAAGCGCCAAGCCAAGGATCTGTGCGCTCTTCCATCTTCATACCAAGAAGTTCTAAGCCGTCAACGTAAGTCTGCATCCAGTCTTTGCGTGAATGCACATCTTCTTCGTAGTCGCTGATCAGCTCACTTGCTATAGACTGAAGTAATGATTCTGGTATTTCTTCTGCCAAGTTTCTATTAAACTCATCGGCATCTACACCTTTCTCCATGCTAATATCCACACCATCGGTATGAATATGCACCGCATCAGGGTTCTCAATTTCAATCTCAAGCGGTTCTTCGTTTTGAGCCAAAGCTTCAATACCTTTGGGTGCTTCATACAATGCTTTATGGATAGCCATAATAATCCTTAATAGTATTCTCTTTTACGGCGAAAGTATTTAACTTCATCTGGTTCATCAGAATCTAATCTAATAAACCCGCCCCGTCTGTAACGAATTAAAGCTTGAGACATAGAGTCAACCATATCGTCATGCTCTCCTGATGGAAAACTTGCCACCTCTTCGACCAACTCTTCTGCCCAACTTGTATTAGGAACCCACACCATCCCACTTGCAAACAAGTCAGATACAGAATTCAGCCTAGCTATCTTATCATTACCTTTAGTCGGCGTAAAATCTTGCACAGGTATTCCCATCGCACGCAACTCAAAGATCAACGGCGACCCTGCTGCCTTGGCTTCAACAATAATAGTATCGGGTTCCCACTCTTTATATTCCCTATACGCTCTTTGCTTTAGTTCTGGAAACTCCATACGCTGTTTAAACGCATTGAGCAAGATAATATTGGCCTGATTTATGCCCCTATCGTCCGGCAAATAGAAAACTCCCCACGTTGTACACGCAGAATAGTCGCTACGCTCCGTTTTTAGGAAGGCAGTATCCCAAGACTGGATAATAAACTCGCAATATGGGGGACTATCTTCCTCCCAAACCCTCCACCACTCCCGTTTTATGATGGCAGACACGTCTGAAGTGGGCTGTTGCTGATACTGAGCCATCCATTTTGCGTTTGGAAGCTCCGTTTTTAGCGCTTCTAGCTCTTTTAATGACCAAAATTGGGGCCAAAGTGGGTTTCCAGAGGGTAAAAGTGCAGGAAATTCGATCACTTTCCACTCTTCCCCTGACCTTTGAGCAGCCGCTTTGAGTACTTGACCCGTCAAATCTTTCTTAGACCAACGTGTCATCACGATCACAATAGCTCCGCCCGGTTGCAGACGCTGACGTGGCCCTGATGTGTACCACTCATACGTCTTATCATATATCTCAGGGTTCACTTCCGCCAAGGTAGCTTCTTGTTCCGAATGCGGGTCATCAATGATGAGGAGGTCAGCGCCTTTACCCGTAACTGCGCCACCCACACCAATCGCAAAATATTCTCCTGAATAGTTAGTGGCCCACCTGCCAGCAGCTTTAGAGTCAGCTTGTAGAGCGACTTCCGGAAATATGTCTTTATAGTGGTCAGCATCGACTAAGTTCCTTACCTTCCTACCAAACCCCACAGCCAACTCCGCTGTGTGACTAGTCTGAATAATTTTCTTACCTGGGAATAACCCTAGGAACCAAGCTGGCAGTAGATAAGAAGCAAACTCTGACTTGGTGTGTCGTGGTGGCATATTAATAATAAGCCGTTTAACCTTGCCTTGGGCAACTTCTTCAAAGGCTCTTGCCATGCGCTCATGATGTCTGCCGTGGATGAACCCAGGCCACATGTACTTCACAAATGCCATGAAATCATTGGCAGCTAACTGTTTGGTTTTGGAACGCCTAATCTCAGCGAGCAGTGCGCCAACCTTCTGCTGTGCAGCGGGTGGTAAATTGGGTAAAACTTTTTCAGCTTTCAGAAGCAGGCTCGGATCCATTTACCATCCCTAGTTCTTCATCCAAGTCCATGTCGCCAATACTTTTTGGCTTGCTTTTTGCTTCAACATCTACCACATCTGAACCATATAGCTCTAGAGTCTTAATAAGCTCTGTCTCAATATCTTCTACTGTGCGGTGCGTGACTGTGACGTCAATTCGTTCTGAAAACAAACCAACACTTGAAATTTTGCCTAGGTTTTCCAATGCCTTCATACGCTGGCGTGGATCTGGGTCTACGGATTCAGCTATCAACTTGTTTGTGATGTAGTTGCGTAGCCGCCTTGAAACATCTAATACTTCATGATCCCACTCACTGAGTATTGCTTCTAAATTAATTATCGTGCCAGGTGTTAGATCTTTTACTGGTGGCAGTTTGCCTTCTGCCATGATCTGATGGGATGCAGCCTTATCTTGGGCTGTAATGCTTACATCTGCGCCCTGCTTAATTAGTTCCTGTATTGTTTCAAAGTAAGCATGGGCTTTAGAACGGAAGTCTTCTATTTCTTCCGGTGTAGTGTCGAAGGGAAATGGTATCCCAACTTCTGGTGTAGCTAAGATTGGCATAGAACTTTTTGTGGCTCCTTTCGGGCATTGTATAACTTTTTTTAAAAAATATATACCCCCCGGGGGTGTTCAATTTAAATTAGTGACGGGGGGTGTTCCTATGTAATACTTTAGTTATAACAGATTTTAAAAGTATGTGATTGGTTGTGCAGATTAGTAAGTATGGGGCATGGTCGGAGTCCCAAAGCCATTTTGGGGGGTGGGGGGTCACTTGGCCCGCCCGAATTTATGAACAGCGGTTCATATGTTTATTAAAAATACTTGTATAAAAGATCATTATCGGTTATACTGAAGGCTCAGTAAGTTAATTAATTTACTGGAAACAACTTATTATCAACTGTTCATAAATTGGAGTTTTAACATGACTAACGCAACAACTGGATACACCGAGGTTATTAAAGCAACTCAAGATGCTATTAAAGCCGATACATCGACAACGTCAAAATGGGTTAACTGTGGCAAAGCAAATGCCGAATTTTTCGGTACAGCGAGCGCTCTTGAAGGGGTCAAAGCCCAATTCATCGCCGATGCTATTCTCCCCGCTTTACCCACAAAGCACGCTAAAGCACTCAACACCGAACTACCTCGCAAGGGTTCTAAAGAGTACAATGAGTTGAGCGATACCGAAAAAGCACAATGGGAAGACGTGAACCAAGCAAAAAAAGATGCACGCTCAACGTGTGGCACTTACTTTTCCCGTGTGTTGTCCTATGCTTTCCCAAAGGTTAAGGATGATAGCAACGAACCCAAAGCGAGCGATGAGACAAAAGACCTTGAAATGCTTAACGCTCTAATCAAGCGCTTGGAAAAAGCCGAGTCCCGCCCTTACTTGATTACTGATGTACTTTTCCACTTGCACAATGCACGCACCACAATGAGCAAACCAGTCTAATCGACACCGCTCAAACCAAGCCCGCTTCGGCGGGCTTTTTCTTTGCCTCAAATTTTGTGTCCCGAATCATTTCATGATAGTTGCATAAGATGATGATGATGCACACCAATTTGTTAACACATGTTAATAAGTTTGGCTCTGTTCCGCATGTTCCGCAATGTTCCGTTCGACTGGAACACGGCAAGTCATTGATTTTAAAGGGAAAATCGGCTTTTTTTATATAATGTTCCAATGTTCCATATATATAAGAACACTCTCCAAGTTGCTACACTACTTTACAATGTTAAGTGTGTGGCTTGTTCCGCTTTTGGGCGGTCTTGGCAAGGTCGTTATATCACTGGAACATTGGAACAGGGCGACAACGAATCACCCAAGCCTATGATTTTAAATAACTTTTTCTCATTTTGCCAATTTGGAACATGCGGAACAAACGGAACATTTCACCACTTTACAATGGAGTAAATCATGCTAAAAGCATTTTGTAGGTGTTGCGGTGCAGATGTCGCACCAAAACGCTGGGCACTCGGTTTCAAGCTCTGCATGGACTGCGGACAATCTGAAGCCAAAAAGCGCAAGCACACAATCGTGCCTATGCACAAATCAAACTACATTGTTGTAACAGACTACAACATGTTAACAGGTGTTAATAACAAAGGAGGAAACGTCAAATGAGTAAGATGAATTTGGTAATCATTAGTTTGCTATCCATGCAGACCATGCGTTTTGGTCTTAATGGCGATGCGTTAATCAACAAGGGTTTGCTAATATTTACAGGCTTGTTGCTTGCACTTATCTTTTACGAGTTGTTCTTGGAGTACAAGGAACTAAGCACAGTACAAGAAGTTGCAGAGCGTGAAGACCCAATCAACTATATTTAAAGGAGTAGATATGAAAACAGAACACATTGACTCGGTGCTAGTTTTGACTGCACAAGTAATTACGATCATGGCAGTTTGCATCTTGATGGTGCTTGTATGGTAATTGATCGTAAGACTGGTAAACCAGTTGAGATCGGTGACACTGTAATGCGAAAGGATTACAAGGGTTTTCGCCACAGGTATGAGGTCATGGACTTCACGCCAAGGGGCGTTTGGGTGCGCAAGTTAGAGCGAGATAGATATGTATATCTAAGCATGACGCTTGCGAGTTTGCAACTGGATGAGGTGATGGTATGAGAGTAAAGAGTAATGAGAAGTGCAGAGTAAATGTACGAGCACACAGCAAAACTTATTAACAGGAGTTCATAAATGTATTGGAATCACAGAATCGTTGATATGAGCCATGAGAATGGCGGTGACCCTTGGTTCGAAATCAAGGAGGTTTATTACGATGACGATCACAACGTCACAGGGTATTGCGACCGCATGGACTCAAGCGAGACGCCTGAAGATGTTATCAGTAACTTGAAGCGCATGTTGCAGGGTATCGAGGGTGAGCGTGTGGTGCATGGTGTAACACTAAAGGAGATCGCAAATGAATCTTGAAAGTGAGTTGAGAGCAGTTGCTCGGATTGCCCTTGATTGGATAAAAGAAGATAGATGGGAAGAGTCGGAGATACTTTTAAACATGTTCTATGAGTATGCAGACAACAAGGAAAAAGCAAATGAAGATCATACTTGAGATGACGCAACAAGAGATCAATGCGTTGAACGACATCGTGGACTATGTGCTACTGGATGCTAGGGATAACCAGTTCTACTATGCACAGGCACAGTTGCTACACAACTGGATCATTAACGGAGGGATTGCGGATGATACGCAAAGATCAGTTGACTGAGGAAGACCTACGTGCGATTCGTAGAAAAACGATCATCGTCATATTGGCGGTGGTGCTTTTGTATTTATTAACAGGAGTTCATAAATGACACGCATTAGAAGTTATGAGTATTTCAAGGATCAGTATGAGAAGATCAAGCCCATTCGTGGTCGACCCGATTGCAGACCGATCCATGATCGCAGACACACGCATAAAACTATCATTGCCAAGAAATTGTTGAGCGGTGAGACATCGTATGCGTTGAAGTTCCACAACACCGAGTGCGTTGAGTACTTTCCAAATGGTGACATCGTGGTGCGTACTGGTGGATGGGTTACGCCATTGACTGCTGACTTTATCTACACTTACAGCCCGTTCAAGTGTTGGAAACAATACAACAAAGTGTGGGTTAACTTTGTGGATGAGTCAAGTAATCATGAGCGTGGTGTGTCGTACCCAGTTAACGGAGAGTTGACGTTGCAGTATGAGGGTGAGTATCAACATGGGCAACACATTCATGGTGTGATGTATAAACCCGTGGGAGATGTCGCTATCACTAAACGTGTTGTAGATCGTGCGAAGGCAAAGGCAGCCCGCGCAGTTGTAGAGCCATTCTTAAACTTTGCTAAGTTGTTCCTTGCCATGTCGGATGGATGGATCATGCATAGTACTGTTAAAGAACATGTGGAGATTATTAATGGGCAAATTAACTGGGGCTATTTTAGTTCGCCAGATTTGTACGAGCAGATGCAAACAAAGGAAGACAGATATATATTTATGATGGCGTATCTGTTGCGTACCGATGAGCCGATCAAAAAGAATGTTGCAGAGACCTATGAGGAGAAGATGCAATGGGGTATGCACAGGATACATCTGTATGACTCGCAGTTTAAATTCGAGACGCTCAAGCGTAGAGTTTATACAGTCGTTGAGGGTGCGAATGATATATACACTACAAAGGAGGTGAGTGCGTCAGGCAAGGCCATGACCAATGTCGTTTAATCAAGTTCTCAAATACTTGACAAGGGGTATGACATCTGTTATAATAGGTGTAACAGTTGTCGAAGTGGTTAGTAATTGTGTTAGGTTAACAACTGTTAATAAAAGGAAAAACAAATGAGTGCAATTAATTTTGGTAGTTCTGTATCGTTGAAAGAGTTTGCTCAAAGCATCGGCATTGTGGGCGAGAAGGTAACTGTGATCGGACAGGGTGAACCTGGGATTGGCAAAAGCGCCATGCTAAAAGTTCTTGGTGCGCAGTATCCCAATTATGAGTTGGCGTACATCGACTGCACCTTGCTTGACCTCGGCGACTTTGCTTTGCCCTACACCGAGGTGGTGGACAGTGAGTTTGGTATGCGTGTAACTAAGTTTGCGCCCAATGCTAGGTTCAAGATGCATATGAACAAGCCAGTTATCGTTATGCTTGACGAGATCGGCAAGGCAATGAAGGCGGTTAAGAATGTGCTATTGACTCTTATGCTAGAGCATAGGATCGGTGACAACTACTTGCCTGAAGGTTCGATTGTGTTTGGTACAACTAATCTGTTGACAGATGGTGTCGGTGACATGCTCGAAGCACATGCAAGGAATCGTGTGTGTTTTGTAACTGTGCGCAAGCCCGATGCAGATGAGTGGATTGAGTGGGCATTGGGTAATAACATTGCACCCGAGGTTATCGCATGGGTTAAGCAGTTCCCACATGCGTTGGCAAGTTACACCGATGGTGGGCAGAAAGATAATCCGTATATCTTCAATCCACAGCGTGCTGGTATGGGTGCGGTGGTTACACCAAGAAGTTTGGAGAAGGCTAGTTACATTGCAAAGCAACGTGACCAGTTGGGTGATGCGCTGACAATTAGTATGCTGACAGGCACTATCGGTGAGAGTGCATCAAGGGACATGCAATCGTTCTTTACTGTGGTGGACAAGTTACCTACATGGGATGCGATCATGGCTAGTCCGTTGACTGCAAAGCTACCGACAGATGCAGTAGCTAAATGCATACTGGTGTTCAGTGCAATTAGTAGAGTAGAGAAAGATACTCTGAGCAAGTGGATGTCCTACGTACAACGTATGGACAAGGAGTGGCAAGCGTTGTTTGCTACGAGTGTGATGAAGTCTCCAAGCAAACAAGCGTTCTGCGTGTTGCAGAAAGACTTCAAGGATTGGGCGTTGAACAATCAATGGTTGTTCTAATTTATTAACAGGAGTTCATAAAATGACATTGAGTGCAGAACAAAGAGTACAGAAGGCACACGTTGCCTTGATGAAAGACCCCAAGTACTGTTGGTATTCGGGTATCTTTATGGTCGGTGAAACAAGCGTGAAGGATGATGTCCCAACTGCTTGTACCGATGGTCGCAACACTATGTATGGTAGAGCGTTCGTTGAGAAGATGGATGACAAGGGACTGCGTGCAGTTATCTTGCATGAGAATCTACACAAGGCTTTCCGACATACTACTACATGGAGACATCTCTATGATGAACATGCACAGTTGGCTAACATGGCGTGTGACTTTGTTATCAACATAATGATCGAAGATTCTGATATGAATGGGTCGTTCGTTAGGTTGCCCGATATGGCGTTGCTTGATCCGAAGTATCGGGGATGGGATGCTGGGTCGGTGTACAAGGACTTGATGCAACAAGCACAGGGTGGGTCGGTGCATGTGAAGACAGTCGGCAATCCACAAGGCAAGGACATACCAGTTGACAACGAGTCGGGGTATGGTGGCTTTGATGAGCATGACTGGGATGGTGCGAAGGATATGACCAAGGAAGAGCAGAATAAACTAGCACGAGACATTGACCAAGCGTTGCGTCAGGGTGCGATACTTGCGGGCAAAATGAGTGCCAACGTACCGAGGGAAGTGACCGATGAACTAAAAGCCAAGGTCGATTGGCGTGAAGCTATGCGTGAGTTCGTCACATCGTTCTGTATGGATAAGGATGAGAGCACATGGCGTAGACCAAATCGTAGGTGGATAGACCAAGATGTTTACATGCCATCATTGATCGGTGAGTCGGTCGGTCGTATCGTGGTGGCTATTGATATGTCAGGGTCGATTGGTAGCGAGGAGATCGGGCAGTTCCTTGGTGAGGTGCGCAAGATATGCGAGACTGTTAGACCCGAAGGTATCGACTTGATCTATTGGGATACCGAGGTGTGCTCGCATGAGAAGTACGAGCAAGACCAACTCGACAACTTGTTGTCCAGTACTAAACCCAAGGGTGGGGGCGGTACTGATGTAGCGTGCGTGCCTATCTATATGCGAGAGCATAGGATCAAGGCTGAGTGTTCGGTTATCTTAACCGATGGTTATCTAGGTGGAGACTGGGGTGTGTGGGATTGTCCAACACTATGGGGTATCACAAGTGAGGTTACTTCAGATGTTGGTAAGACTATTCACATCGAAGCATAATTTATTAACAGGTGTTAACAAAAAGGAGAGTGCAAATGATTCAGAACAGTGCAATGCTAGTTGACTTGAACATCAGTGTATGGACAGGTCGCAAGATGGATAAGAAAGTATCCGAGGAGATTGATGCGAGCAAGGGTACGAAGTCAAGGGCTGGCAACTATCATAAAAAGTTATTGGCGGGTACGGATCGGTTGGATGAGTTACAGAAACTTGTTACCAAGATTCGTACTTGGCATTACGAGCAGACCTTGCCTTGGTCGGATGGCGGTTCACGCTTGCTACCAATGAAAAACTTCTTTGATTACAAGGCTACGCTTGGAGACTTTGAGCGTCAGTTGGAAGGTGAGGTACAAATGTTCTTGCAAGAGTACGACACGCTAGTAACGGCGGCGGCTTTCCAGTTGGGTGATTTGTTTGACTCGGAAGAGTATCCTACTGCTGAGAGTTTGAAGAGCAAGTTCAAGTTTAAGTATGTGTTCTTGCCAGTGCCTGATGTAGGTGACTTTAGGATTGAGGTAAATGATGCCCACAAGGAAGAGCTGAAGGCCCAGTATGAAGAGTTCTACAACAACAAGTTGGCAGATGCTATGAAAGATGCATGGGATAGATTGCACGATTGCCTGACACGCATGAGCACAAAGTTGGCGGGCGAGGATAAGCAGATATTCAGAGACTCATTGGTGAATAATGCATCAGACCTATGCGAGTTGCTTACTAAGTTGAACGTGACTGGTGACTCTAAATTAGAGTTTGCTAGAAAGAAGTTGGAGAGTGCGCTTGTAGGTGTCACGGCCAGCGAGTTACGCAAGGACGATGATCTGCGTCTTGACGTGAAAGCCAAGGTCGATGAGATCTTGGGTATGTTTTGATGAGTAGTATCAAGGAAGGCGATTGGGTGCTTACAAAGAGTAATCGAATTGGGTATGTAGCGTTTGAAGACCTTGCGTTTAAGAAGGACAACCCTCATGTGTATTTGTATTTTTGGGGTGATGAGTTTCATTGCCGTAGTTACAAAACCAATTCGTTAACCAAAGTAGAACCCGCAATTGCCAAATTATTAACAGATGTTCATAAAGAACAAGTCAATGGTCTTAAAGGAGATAGTGCAAATGATTAACATAATCAACCCAAACAACATAGTATTGAACCCAAAACTTTCTGCTCTTTTGACAGACTTCAAGCGCAAGCAAGTCAGTAGGTTTCCAATCAATGCAAAGATAGAGAACGAGTACTTAATCAGGTTTTTTGATAGCAGAGTGTCGTACGCACAAAACACCAAGATAGAAAACATTATTGGTGAGTTGAAACTTGACGGCCTTGATGATAAGAACAGGCAGTACATACGGATTGACAGTCGGCTAATCAACAACGAAAAATACAGTGACTACAATATAAATTATTATTCAAGGCAGACTGTTGATGATAAGAAAGTATCTAAGTGGATGCGTGATTACTTGAAGCCATTTAGTATTGATGAGATTATAGGTAAAACGGCGTACATGGCTGAGAGCAAAGTAAATATGTGGATTGATCAACCGAAGAATCTAGTCCATGATCTAGTGAGTAATAGTAAGTCCGACATCATGCAAGAACTATATGCAATGAAACAAGCGGGGCTAGAACCAGTCACCAATACATTCAAGAAGTACATGGGTGATGCTATGAATGCGTACGAGGATTGGTTAGAGCGTAAGAAAAAGAAGTTCTCACGTACTCATGTATTCATTAATCCAGATGAGTCTGTGGTGATCACAATAAAAGATGATGAGAGTAAAAGCAACACTACTACATACGAGAGCCTAGCGGAGTGCCCAAGTATCATACAACAAAATGTCACGTTGTTGCGTATGTTGGAAGGTGATAACTTTATACCTCAAGTCGGTATGCGATCTAGCAAGGTTGAGTTTTGGATTGAGACTCACACAGATAGCGAATAAATAATAAAAATATTATTTATAACCCTTGACAAATTGCGAAATGACCCTATACTATGGATATGATTAAGAATCCATACGTGGCATCTCTCTTAGACATAAACGACTGGCACAACATCAATGTGATGAACAATCGCAACGATGAGACCTTTCAAGTTATGCGTAGAGATGTGCCCCACTACATTAACGAGCGCATCGCTTTGTTAAAACTGTGCGAGCCTAAAAATAATAACGAAGATGAAGATGAGTTAATAGGTAGACGCATCAAGCATAACATGATGGTGCTTTATCTTACTCACGATGAGTTTGTTGAGTTAAAGAAAATATCAAGGAGTGCACAATGACATGACCCCCGAAAAGAAAGTAAAAGATAAAGTGAAAGCCATGCTCAAAGATAGAGGTGCATATTATTTTATGCCCGCTACTCATGGGTATGGTGCATCAGGTGTTGCTGACATCGTTGCTTGTTTGCATGGTAAATTTATTGCTATTGAGTGTAAGGCTAATGGTAATAAGCCGACAGGATTGCAGATAAAGAACATGCTTGATGTTAGTAAGTCGGGCGGTATAGCCATAACGATTGATGAGTCGGGGTACGAGGAGTTGGAGATGTTCTTGGCACACCTTGACCCTAAACACATTGGCGGTATGGTGATCACATTACTCAAATGAGATCGAAACCCACAGATGGCACTGCACGTAGACTGACTGCTAAGTTGCAGGGGAAGTACGCAGTGTCTGTTAAAGATGTTGCTAGGTTACTTGGTATAAGTGATCGACACGCAGAGCGATACATCAGTCGCTTGCAAGCAGAAGGTATTATTTTTTTGAGGTATCGACAAAGACGATACAACTATTATTCAATCAGGAGAAATAAATGAAAGTAGATAGAGTTGCTGACTTATTAACATCTGTTAATAAAACATTTGGTATTGATGATGTGGATTTAATTATCATTGGTAGTGTGGAGCGTGAACGAAAAGTGGGAAATAAATTAACTATCATGAATTTTGTGGATAACTTCCGCAGAACATCGCCAGCCAACACGCATAGACGCATCAAAAAATTGTGCACAAAGAAATTGCTTGAGAAAGTTGGTTCAGAAGATAGCGGTCGGGTTAAGTTTCTAGCCACAGGCAAAAGGTTTACAGAGTTGCACGCACACTTGATGGAGGTGTGACATGGAAATATCTAATGGTGTACAAGCGTTAGTGAACCGCATGAATGATTACCCCGAAGAGTTCTTTGACCCAACCAAGAACGAAAGATGGTCATTCATTTATAAAGACACATTTAGAGATGTTTTGTCTGAGCCTGAAAAAGCCATGATTCACACCGCTCTAAAAGAAGTTCGTAGGAAAGAGTTTGAATCGTTGATCGTGCAACAGATATTCAAGGAAGAGAACAAAATCAATTACATGTCGTATGGTAAGGCTATCGTTCAAGGAGAAGGTCAACCAGTTAACATTGATGATTTAAGGTTGCCCGCAGATTATGTGGCTAAAAGGCTAGGTCAAAAATGAATCTAATAACCATAGATTTTGAAACGTACTACTCTAAAGAGTTTAGTCTATCCAAGATGACGACTGAAGAGTATGTGCGACATGATGACTTTGAAGTTATCGGGGTATCCGTCAAGGAGAATGATGATGACGCTATTTGGTTTACTGGTGATGATGCTGAGATTGCTGAGTTTCTTGGTCACTATGATTGGAGCAATTCTTTTGTACTTGCCCATAACGCTCAGTTTGACGGCGCTATTCTCACTTGGAGGTTTAATATTAAACCGAAGGCTTGGCTTGACACATTGTGCATGGCACGTGCAACGCATGGGGTCGAGGTCGGTGGTAGTCTTGCGTTTCTTGTGGAAAAATATTCGTTGGGCGCAAAGGGGACAGAGGTTGTTAGTGCCCTCGGAAAAAGACGCAATCATTTTAATGCTGATGATCTCCATGCATATGGTCGATATTGCATTAATGACGTGGAACTGACAAAGAAGTTGTTCGATGTATTCATGAAGACTTTCCCGGCGAAGGAGTTAAAAGTCATTGATACAACTTTACGTATGTTCATTGAACCGACTCTGGAGCTAAACTTACCAATGCTTGAATCTCATTTAGAGAGTGTCAAGGATAAGAAAGCGCAGTTGTTACAAGCGGTGGATGCCGATAAAGATTCATTGATGAGCAACGACAAGTTTGCTGAGTTGTTGACGATGCTGAAGGTTGACCCGCCCAAAAAGATTAGCGCACGCACAGGCAAAGAAGCATGGGCATTTGCTAAGACTGACGAGGAGTTTAAGGAGTTGCTTGAGCATCCTGATCCAAGGGTGCAAGCGTTGGTGTCCGCACGGCTTGGTCTAAAGACTACGCTAGAAGAAACACGCACACAACGATTCATTGAGATTGCTTACAGGGGCAAGTTACCAGTACCCATAAAGTATTATGCGGCGCACACAGGTCGGTGGGGTGGTGACGATAAGATCAACCTACAAAATCTTCCTAGTCGTGGCAACAATGCGGGCAAGTTGAAGATGTCCATTGAAGCACCTGATGGGTATGTGATTATTGATTGTGATTCTGCTCAGATCGAAGCACGCACACTGGCGTGGTTAGCGGGGCAAAATGATTTAGTGGAGGCATTTGAGAATGGCGAGGATGTTTACAAGATCATGGCATCGGCTATCTACAACAAGAAAGCAGAAGATGTCACAAAAGAAGAGCGGTTCGTTGGCAAGACGACAATCCTCGGTGCGGGGTACGGGATGGGAGCGGTTAAGTTTAGTGCGCAACTTAAAAATTTTGGCACAGACATTGGGGAACAGGAGTCAAAGCATATTATCGAGACGTATCGCAAAACGTACCCTAAAATTGTTGATCTTTGGCGAGAGTCACAGAAGTGTCTGAACGCTATCGTGTCGGGTAATGCAAGTACATTTGGTGCAGTTGATGCGGTTAAGTTTGACCCAATAGAGAAAGGGTTTCTACTGCCTAGTGGACTGTGGCAACGATACGATACTCTCGAAAAGACATTTGATGCTGATGGCAAAGAGCAGTATCAATACAAGACACGCAAGGGTATGGTCAAAATCTATGGGGGTAAAGTCGTAGAGAACATATGCCAAGCAGTTGCACGATGTGTTATTGCCGAACAGATGTTGATGATCGCCAAGAAATACAAGGTTGTACTGACTGTGCACGATGCGGTGGCTTGCATCGCACCACAAGCAGAAGCTGATGAAGCTAGAGCGTACGTAGAAACATGTATGCGTTGGAGACCTGATTGGGCGAAGGCCCTACCTTTGAACTGCGAGTCAGGCATGGGCAAGAACTATGGAGAGTGTTGATGTATAACTTTATGAGCATGACTAAACAAGTCCATAAAAAACCGCCATCACGGGAGTTATGTTTGTTCTTGGCTAAAAGATTTGCTGAGATGAATATAAAAACAGTTCAGAATCTATCATGGCACTATTTGTTTTGCTATGTAATGTACGACCATTGGATTGAGGAGTATTGGAATGACTGATGCATTAGTTTGGGCACTAGCATTTGGTGCAGTTATTGCCGTAGTGTTGTACGCTATGGTGTTGGCGTGGATGTTTATACAGGAGCATAAAGATGACTAAAGAAGAAATTATTGAGATGGCTAAAGAAGTTAATCTGCCGTATTTTTGGGAATCAGGTATGCCGTGCAACTTAGAGGCATTAAAATCTTTTGCCACATTGGTAGCAGAAAAAGCAACGGCTAAACTTAGGGCTAATATAAAAATTAACCAAAAGAATTTGTTGCAAAAGCTAACAAGGGAACAAGAATGACTGACGAAGAAATACACAACATTTATTTGCACATGAGTGGCAAAGCAGAGGGGTTGGTTGAAGCGACTGGCAACGCTGACTTTCCTGTATTGTTTGCTAGAGCAATCCTTGAGTACGAAGGAATGACAAAAGATATGCAAAACATGGCATCTAAATCTACTTATAAAGAACAACTAGAAACAAAAGATGAGCCTGTTGGTAAGTTTGCAAAGTTTACTGATGGTATATGGAGAGAAGTAACTGATTATTCTGCGGGAATTCCTCTTTACACCACACCACAAAGCACATGGGTAGGACTGACAGAAGATGAAATCAAAGAATGCTTTGCCATAACTCCTGATCAGTTTTTGCCGTGGCAAATCTACAAAAGAATTGAAATTAAGCTGAAGGAACGCAACACATGAGATTGTCCACAATCAACAAGTACGAGCTTGTACTGCACGATTTACCAATGTGTGCGATATGCAACAAACCTGTAGAAAAGGTTGAGTCGATGTACGACATTGTTTACGGAGCAAAAAGATTTCGTGTGCACTGCCACGGTGACATGGAAGAGGCAATGCTTGATGATGTTCTGATTGAAGACTGCGCTAGTGTGCAGTTTGGTCAAGCATTTATTGACAAATTACCGCAGAAACAATTGGAGAAAAACACATGAGTGAACAAGAACGCAGTGAATTATGTTCTAACTATGGTGGCTTTTGCAAAAAAGAATGGGTAGGACTGACTGAAGAAGATTTAAAACTACTATCTGCTGAATGGCGAATTGTTTATGGAGCGTGGACGCATGACTTTGCCAGAGAAATTGAAGCCAAACTCAAGGAGAAGAACACATGACTAAAGAAGCATTACAAATTGCATTAAATGCGTTGACTGATTTTGACTACGACAAACGCATCAAGGCTATTGAATCTATCAAAGAAGCATTAAAAACAAAAAACGAATATGAGCGTGGCTTTATTGATGGTATGCAAAAGCAAATGCAATCAAGTGTAGACAAGGCGGTCAACGCAATGGGCAACACACGCCCTTGGTACACCATTGATGAACTAAATGCGTGGGCTGACAAGTACCAAAATGAGCAGTGGCATAAAGCCGCAATCAGGCTTGGCGAGAAGTTGGCATCTGTTGGGCCTGTTGGCTATTACGAAATGGACGCAAAAGAATGGCTTGATTGGGCTATGTCAACCGTAAAAACTCGCACATGGGTAGGACTCACAGATGAGGAAATTGAAACCATTTATGCAGAGTGCAATGTATGGGACAAATTTGAATACGAGCGAATGCTTGAAGCCAAACTAAAGGAGCGCAACACATGAATTGGTTACCAGAACACAAGTGCGGTTTATATCTAACCCACAATGAGCATCGAGATGTTTATGAAACAGTCGAGGAGTGTTATAACCCTGACTATTTTGTATCCAAAGAGGAGTGGGAAAAAGCTATTGCTGAGGATAATGTTTGGGTGTTGCAGTGGTATCCACACACACCTATTGGGTTTAATATTATTGCCGCATCATCACTAGAAGTTATTCAAGCCAAGTTGAAGGAACGCAACACATGACTGAAGAAGATGAAGAGTTTGAGCGCATTGCAAAAGCTAATCAACACAGGGCATTTCTAAATGCATCGAACAAAGAACCAAGATGGAAAGATCATACAACAAAATGCCCAAACTGCGCTAAGATGGAAGAAGACATTGCCGTGTTGATGAAACGCCTTGAACGGGCACTATCGGAAAAAAATGAATTGTCCTAAATGTGGTGCATGGAGTATTGTAAAGTACACTAAGACACCAGTACGCAGAAGAGAGTGCGCCAATGAACATAGATTCACTACACAAGAAATCTGCATTGACGATAAGATGCACCAACAAAAAGTAGAGCGCATGAATAAAAATAGAAAGAACAAGAATGGATGAGAATGATGAACACATGAGAGATTTAATGGCGATGTTTGCAATGTGTGGGCTAATCTCCCATGAAGGGCAACGTCCTAATACTGTGCAAACCGCTTATGACCTAGCAGATGCAATGATGGATTATCGTAAGAACTTGGATGATGGCATTGCATCTATAACATCGAAAAGAAAATATGAGCGAAGAGCAAAAGATTAAGTACACGTGGTCGTATTCGAGCCTTGACTTGTACAAGCAGTGCCCGCACAAGTATTACCGCTTGCGTGTAAAGAAAGATGTGGTTGACCCTGAAAGCGATCAGAAGAACTATGGAACTGAGTTTCATACGGCGGCTGAAGAGTTCATCAGGGATGGCAAGCCGTTGCCACAACGCTTTGAATTTACACGTGAGCTTCTTGAGCTACTCCGTAAGAGGACAGGACAACATCTTTGTGAGAATAAGCTAGGATTGACTCGTAGCCTGGAGCCATGTAGTTTCTTCTCAAAAGATGTTTGGTGGCGTGGTATCGTGGACTTGATTACCTTGCAAGATGATCGTGCTTTTGTGGTGGACTACAAGACTGGGCGTACAAGCAAGTATGCGGACACAAAGCAGTTGGAGATCATGTCCCTTGCCGTGTTCAAGCATTACCCACAGGTCAAGAAGATCAAGGCGGGGTTGCTGTTCGTCATTGCAAATGACTTTGTCAAAGCGGATTACGATGTAAAAGATTCGGGTATTTATTGGCAGAACTGGATTACGGATACAAACAGGTTAGAAAAATCAATAGAACTTGATGTATGGAATCCAAGACCTAACTTTACGTGCAAAGGTTGGTGTCCAGTTAAAGATTGTGCACATAACGGCAAGGGGTACTACAAATGATTGATGTAAAACTGAGTGACTCAGGCATTGAAGGTGCAGGTATATTCCACGACTTGCGATACACCAATGACCGAAATAATGGTAATCAAAACCAAATAACATTTGGTATAAAAAATGAATCAGGTAATGAGATACAAGCTGAAATTACATTAAGTGTATTCGACAATAGAACAAAGAAGTATAGACATGATGTGCACAAACTAGAGAGTCTTTATGGAATAAAACTGACCATCAGAGGTGCTATTGAGCATAACGACTTTTTGAATATGTTGCAATTGATCTTGGAAGCTGAGAAAATGGTAGATATCATTAAACCTTAACGAGGTAATCATGGGAACAACTAAAAAGACAGGCCGTAAATATGCTGAGGCAGCTCAATACGAAGACACACCGGAACAAGTTAAACATCGTGAAGAACGCAACAAATTGCGGTATAAGTTTTTGAAAGAAGGCAAAGTCAAAAAGGGTGACAAAAAAGATGTTGCTCATAAACTTGCATTGGACAAAGGTGGTAGCAACAAGCAAGGTGCATTTGTGCAAAGCGAGTTTGGCAATCGTTCGTTCAAGCGGGACTCAAAGGGCAACTTAGTGTCGGAGATAAGCGTTAAAGAACGCAAGATGAAAAGAAAATAAAGTGCAAATTATTGACAACAAAGCGTTATTAATTAAAGTACGTGACCCTAACCGCATAACTGCGGTGATACCAAAATCAAAAGTGGTTGGGCAAAACGAAGTGCTAGTGAAGTGGGGGTTGGAAGAGGCGCAAGTATTAAAAAACATGCGTATCAAGAATGTTCCATCGCCTATTGAAATGGACTACCAATGGACAGGGATATATAAACCCTTTGACCATCAGAAGACCACAGCATCTTTCCTCACGTTACATCGCCGTGCATTTTGTTTTAACGAACAAGGCACAGGTAAAACATCGTCTGTGATATGGGCGGTGGACTACTTGATGAACAAGGGTGTCATCAAGAAAGTTCTTGTGTTGTGCCCACTATCCATCATGCAGTCTGCATGGGAGGCTGACCTCTTTAAGTTTGCAATGCATCGCACATGTGCTATCGCTCACAGTTACTCAAAAGAAAAACGCATTGAGGCAGTGCGCAGTCAAGCTGAGTTTGTGATATGCAACTATGATGGGTTAGAGATTATCAAAGACGAAGTCATAAGCCAACAGTTTGATCTCATTGTCATTGATGAGGCTAACGCTTATAAGAATGTAAGCACAAAAAGATTTAAAGTTCTTAACTCAATCATCAAGCCCGATACATGGGTATGGATGTTGACAGGAACTCCTGCATCTCAGTCGCCTACTGATGCGTATGGGTTGGCAAAAATTATTAACCCATCAGGTGTGCCTAAATTCTATGGTGCGTTTAGGGACATGGTCATGATGAAGATAACCACGTTCAAGTGGATACCCAAGCCTACATCAGAAAAAATACTTCATGATGTGCTACAACCTGCAATACGTTTTACAAAGGAGGAATGCTTGGATTTACCAGAAATGACGTACGTGACTAGGCATGTACCTTTGACTACACAGCAGATGAAGTACTACGAAGCCATACGCAAACAAATGACCACAGTTGCGGCGGGTGAGGAGATAACCACAGTAAATGCGGCGGCTAATCTAAACAAGTTATTGCAACTATCATGCGGGGCAGTATATAGCGATAGCGGTGAAACAGTTGCATTTGACGCAAAGAATCGCATGAGTGCGTTACTCGAAGTCATCGAAGAAGCAAGTCACAAAGTAATTATCTTTGCACCATTTAAACATGCTATCGACATCATCGCAGAAGAACTAACCAAAAATCAAATCCCTAACGAAACAATTCATGGAGGTGTATCGGCAACTAAACGCACAGAAATATTTTCAAAATTCCAAACAGAAAAAAATCCACAGGTGCTTGTCATTCAACCACAGGCCGCTGCGCATGGAGTTACACTTCACGCCGCTAATGTTGTTGTATGGTGGGGGCCAATCACATCAATAGAGACTTATCTACAAGCTAATGCACGTGTGCATAGGGCTGGGCAACGTAACCCATGTACTGTCGTTCACCTAGAGGGAAGTCCCGTTGAGAAAAAAGTTTACAAAATGTTATCAGAAAAAGTAGACATTCATACTAGGCTGATAGATTTATATAAAAATATTTTAGGAGACACTTGACAAAGTAAAGTAATGCCTATATATTTGAGATACAAACAAAAAGGAGTGCACTATGACTGAAGTAACTGAAGAAGCAACAGCAGAGAGATTAGCAAAAATCTATACTAAAATTAGAGACAAACGCAAGGAGCTTGAAAAAGAAGTTAGCGAGCTAAAAGAAAAACAAGATGTCATAGCCAAGGAACTACTTGAGTTATGCAAAGAGCAAGGCGTTACCACAATGCGCACTGCTTACGGCACTATATCTAAAAGGGTAACCAAGAACTACTGGACTAGTGATTGGGAATCTTTCTTCAAATTCATTAAAGAGAACGATGCCTTTTCGTTGATGCAACAACGTATCAATAACTCGAACATGGCACAATTTCTTTCTGAAAACCCCGATGTGCTTCCGCCGGGTCTAAATGCGGACACAACACAAACCATCGTAATTATCAAACGCTAGGAGTTATAAATGAGCAACGACATCATGTTAGATTTGGGACTACCAAACTATTTAAAAGAGATTGAGTTAGACGAGACCACTAAAGCCCTAATGGGTGGCACAAGTGGTATGGGTATGAAGCGCATCTCCATCAAAGGTGGTGTGTGGAGACTCATGGCAAATGGCAAAGAGATTTCAAAGAATGAAGATCGTTCAATGAATGTTGTCATCGTTGCCGCCGCACCAAAAGTATCGAGAACTTTTTACTTGAAGAGTTACTCAGAAGGTAGCGAGCCTGCCGCACCTGATTGTTGGTCTGCTGATGGTGAAGTGCCTGATGCAAAGTCTTCTATTCCACAAGCCAAGCGTTGCATAGACTGCGATCAAAACGTCAAAGGTTCAGGTCAAGGTGATAGCCGTGCTTGCAGATTCAGTCAACGTATTGCAGTTGTGTTGGCTAATGATATCAAGGGCGATGTCATGCAACTCACATTACCATCTAAATCTATCTTCGGAGCGGGGGAGCCTGGGAAGTGGCCTCTACAAACATATGCAAAGATGTTAGGCAGTAAAGGTATACCAGTCACGGCCGTAGCAACTGAGATGCGTTTTGATACTAATAGCGCAACGCCTGTCATTACATTCAAACCTGTTCGTGTGCTTGAGACTCATGAGCATCAAGTTGTGATTGAGCAAGGCAAAACATTGGAAGCTAAGAACGCTATTACAATGACTGTTGCTGAGGCTGATGGTATTAAATTGCCTAAATTGGAAGCCCCTGTGGAAGCACCCAAGGCTAAAGAACCAAAGGCTGAAGCTAAAGTGGAAGACGTTGAGCCAGTCAAACGCTCTGCTAAGAAGGAAGAAGAGCCAGCACCCAAGAAAGACTTGTCAAAGATTCTTGAAGAGTGGGATGACTAATCATGCCTAAAGGGTACTCACTTCTGACAGTGCAGGAAGTTAAGGAAGCCAATCAAAATTTGCTTGGTGTAAAACTGGGTAAAATTTGCATTGAACGAGACATCCCAGTCACAGACGTTGCAGAGTTCTTTGGAGTGAGCCGTGTAACTATCTACTCATGGTTTCGTGGGCAGGTAGTTGTATCGGGTAAACACGCAGAGAAAATGCAGAAGCTAATCACAAAATTAGCGTAACGGTTTGAGGGGGCTAGGCTAGCTACCGAAAAGGGTGCTCCGTCTCATCCCTGCCCAACTCATTTAAAAGACGAACCAAGGACGGATATGATTTCGAGAAACGAGTTTCTCAGGCTTGTGCTCCCCCCATTACAAGCTGATGAGTATTACTGCGCTTTCGGGATCGCAACAGTTAATGAAAAAGATATAGTTGATCAGAAGTTTGTAGATAGTATTGAAGAACTAAGTTATAAAGCAAACTACTTTGTTGAGTATAACTTTAATGCTTTCTTTGCTTTAGCTAAATATGGTGACCCGAAGAATGGGCGTACCACAAACAACGCAATATCTCTAAAGTCGTTTTTCATTGATCTTGATTGCGGGCCTGGAAAGCCTTATGCAGATTTGAGTGAAGGGCTTGTTGCCCTAAAAGATTTTTGTAAGAAAACAAAACTGCCTCGCCCAACTATTGTGAAGTCAGGGCTTGGTGCACACATATACTGGGTGCTTGATGAATCAATGCCGAGGAAACAATGGAAGCTCCATGCTGAGAGGCTGAAAGAGTTATGTGTAGAACACAAGTTTGATGTTGACCCCGCAGTCACAGGGGAAGCGGCACGGGTGCTTAGAGTGCCTGAGACTTACCATTTGAAAGACCCAACCAATCCAATCTTGGTTGAGGTACTGCACGTTGCTCCGACCATAAGCAACATTAAAGACTTACTGCCCCCATCCGAAGATGCGTTGGCTGTGTTAGAAAGGGCTGAGTTTAAACGCCCAATGGATGCAGTGACGCTAGCGTTGATGGGTGCGAGCCAGTCTAGGTTTAAGACTATTCTAATTAAATCTGTCGAAGGCACAGGCTGTAAACAGATTGTTGGCATCTACGATAACCAACACGACATTGATGAGCCGTTGTGGAGAGCGGGACTAAGTATTGCGCACCAGTGTATAGATAGGGATAAAGCAATCCATATCATATCGCACAAGCATCCTGATTACTCTGCAACAACTACTGAGAAGAAGGCCAACGAGACGAAGGGGCCTTACACATGTGAGACGTTTAAGAAACTAAATCCAAGTGGGTGCGAGGGATGCACACTAAAGATTACATCTCCAATTCAGATTGGCAAAGAGATTGTTGAGGCTACTGAAGAAGACAATAAGGTCATGGACTTAGAGCCTGAGACCAAAGAACTAAAAGAGTTTGTGATACCGAAGTATCCACATCCGTTCTTTAGAGGCAAAGTAGGTGGTATATACCAAAGAGTCAAGACGGCAGATGGTGAAGAAGTAGAAGACATTGTGTACCCATACGACTTCTATGTTGTCAAGCGTATGCAAGACCCTGAATTGGGTGAGACAGTGCTACTGAGATTGCACTTGCCAAAAGATGGTGTACGTGAGTTCATTATGACGCTAGCCAGCGTATTATCCAAAGAGAAATTCATCAGCACAGTTGCATCATTTGGTGTGACTGCATTAGGCAAAAAGCAGGATGCGCTTATGTATTATGTAACTAAATGGGTGGAAGAATTACAAATGAATTCGCAAGCAGAAAAAGCATATAAGCAATTTGGATGGATTGAAGACGAGTCAGGCATCATTGTCGGTGACAGAGAGATACGTGCAACAGAAGTGGTGTATAGCCCGCCATCAAGCCCAACGCTACCGCACGTGCCGTTCTTCCAAGCCAAGGGCGACTTCCAAGTATGGAAAGATACAATTAATGTATACGGCAAAGAAGGCATGGAGGACAGAGCCTTTGCATTCTTTATGGGCTTTGGCACTATGCTGATGAAATTTACGGCGCTTGATGGGTTTTTGCTAAACTTGTTTAGTCGTGAATCAGGATCAGGGAAAACCACTATTCTGCAAGCGATCAACAGTATCTACGGCAGACCAAAAGAACTCCTACTTTCTCCCAAGGATACATATAACTCACGCATGGGCAGGATGGGAGTCATGCAAAACTTTGCGGTTACATTGGATGAGATTACCAATATGCCCGCTGATCAAATGTCGCAACAAGCCTATGACGTGACATCAGGTAGGGGCAAGAACCGCTACAAGCAGCATGAGAATGCAGAGCGCATGAATAACACCAAGTGGCAAACTGGCTTGATCACGTCATCTAACAGGGTCATTGCCGATGCATTGCTATCTGTTAAGGGTTTTCCCGATGGTGAGTTGAAGCGCATAATGGAGATTAACATTAAGCCCGATCCGTTTGATGACGCAACATGGGCACGTCAACACTTTGGCAAACTAATGGATAACTACGGACATGCCATACAACCATACGCACAGGCATTGGTTGCCCAACTACCAATGGTCAAAGCACAGTTGGCAGAAGTCCAGTTGCGTATTGAGCAAGCCGCCAATATTAAAAACGCTGAGAGGTACTGGGCATTGATGGCATCCCTTAGTATCACAGGCGGGGCAATCGCTAAAACCCTTGGACTGCATGACATACCAATCAAACCAGTCTTTAACTACGCTATAGACCTAATAAATAATACACGGAACAAGACACGTGAGTACATGTTTGACGGAGATGATTTCCTAGGTGGGTTCTTGCAACGCCACTTCTCTGAGATATTGGTCATTAACGGCAATAAGGATAACCGCACAGGGCTAGAGCATGGCCCGATCAAAGAGCCAAGGGGTGCATTGACTGCACGCTATGAGCCTGATACCAAGAATCTTTACATTGTTAACCGCACATATAGGGAAGATTGCGCTAAGAATTTTATGAACTACGAGGAGTCCTTAGCCCCGTATCGTAAATCCAAATCATTACTTGGCGTGAAGAAAAAGCGCATGACGGCAGGTACTCTTGCAAATACGCAAGCCCCAGTAAATGCACTGTGCTTTGATTCGACTAAGCTAGACTTCTTCAATGAGACTGTATTGTTAAATGCTGAAGATTCTAAATCTACCGATACTGATTGAATGGGACAAGTTTAAAGGAGGCACATCCTTCTTTATCCCTTGCCTAGATCGCAGGGCAACTCAAAGGTACGTACAAGCGGAAGCCAGGCGCCATAGGTTAAGCGTGATCTGTAAACAAGTTATAGAGAACAATATTTACGGCTTGCGCGTTTGGAGAAAGGAAGATACAATTTAGTGTCAGTTGCACTCTACTTCCTAGAAGTACTTAGCCCCCGCTGGTCGGGGGCTTTTTTTCAATCTTCAGAAAACTTCTCTCTGATTTCGGGCAACAACTTCTTGTTGTAAACAATTCCGTCAATCATGTTTTTCTCATTGGCTTTGCGTGCAGTCTCAGATTTCTGCAAAGTAGCTGATGTAATACGCTCACCCGGATGTGCTTCATTGAATGAAGTGATCTTGTCTTGGGTACTACTCATCAAATCTGTATCACCAGCCGTTCTTGCTAAGTCGTAGAGATTGAGCAACTTAGTCTTGCGTGCCAATACTTCTTTTTGGAACTGAGTACGTGCGCTAGACATTTCGTACATATTAGATAGATCAGCAGGTGCAAAGCCCGCTATCTGCATCAGGCCATTGTATGTATTGATGTCTGATTCAATTGGGTCACCCTTGAGAGTCTGCGCACCCTCAGTCATGTACCTAAACCCTTTCATACCATTACGCACAAAGCTAGGAGCTAAGGCTTCAAACGCACGTTCGGTATGTCCTTCAGCCATCATCTTGGCAGCGTTTTCTGCGTTGACTGCATACGATGCGGCAGGGCCAAGAGCTTGTTGAATGATGGTTAATGTTAGGCCATGATCTGCTACGCTACGTGGGTCATCACGATAGATTAGATCGGTTGCAAGACCAACACGATTAGATATCTCTAAATTAGTTAGATAGTTAACTGGGCCTTTGTATGCAAACTCACCAAAGAAATCACGCATCTCTTCATTGAAGTCAAAAGGTTCATCATCGTCACCGAACAATGCGTTGATAATGCTGGCTAGAGTTGAAGCTGCTCCGTAAAAAGGTAGTCCTTTAGCGCCAGCAAATGCCATACCCATACCATACGTACCAATAAGTTGACGCATTGCAGCTTGGCGTACTACCGGTGTCTCACCTTTAAATGCTTGATGGAATGCACGACCAATAACGAATGCACTATTCCAAGCAAATGATTTAAATGTAAATGCTACCCTGCCTAGTGGGTGTTGCATCCACTTGGGCGCAGTGACGGACATACCTGATGTATGTGCATCTTTAACAGTGTCGATGGCTTCACGGATAGCTTGTGCTTCGCTCTTACCTTTTTGTTTGGCTAAGTCATAAGCAGCCACGGCGGTAACGGCACGATTGTATTTTTCACTTGCGGCAAATGGAATACTCAAAGCACCCAACATCTTTGCTTTTAACCCAGTAAATTCACTTGTGCTTTGTCTGCGACCTTCCAATACTTCACGTGCCATCGTATGCTCAAGCTGACCATGATCCATCAGAGCTTCGTACAAATTCTTATAGCGTGCGTTTTTGTCTAGCCCGTTGATAGCAATTTTGCTTGCATTCATCATGGCGCTTGTAGCACCTGCAAACCCATACTTGCCACTCAATATAGGCCATACCATCATGGGTAATGAGGTCACGTTAACCAGCGCAGATGAGGCGTTACCTGCAATGTATTCCATATAGCTTAGTGTGGTTGCCCCACTTACTAAATCACTATATGTTGGGTTGTGCATAAACCCACGTTGATCATAAACATTTTGTGCTGCGGCATATACGGCAGGGGTATTGGTATTGCTAGCTTCTGCGCCAATAGCATCAATGGCTTTATCTATCTCTGGAGAATATGCAGAGTCAGAAAGCTTTCTTGCCCACTTGATCATGGTGTCGCCATAGCCACGCACAATGTCACGCTCCATGCCACGCACGTTCTCGGACTTCATGAACTGTTTGACTAAAGACTGTGCGGGGAACAACGCTAAGTACGATTGGTACACATTGTTGAGCTGCTCTTGACTTGCACCATTTTTTTGTAGCCCGTGCATGATCTGACCCAAGAACGATGTTGGTGGGACTAGACCTTGTTGATACTGTGCGTTTTGTAGATTTTGATAGGACTTATGCTGTGCGCCTTTTAGCACATCCTTAATGAACTTATCACGTTCACGAATAGACTCAAACGCTGAAGCAGCACGTTCGCCAGTAGTAGGATCTGCATACTCTACCCAAAAATCACCACGGCGCAGGAATGGTATGTACCCAGGCACACGGCGTTTAGTTTGGAACTCAGCTTTGATGCGAGCAGCAAGCGATGGCGTAGCGTTGGCTAATAGAATTTTTTCATACTCATTGATTGAGTCTTCATATGAATTGCGTATAGTCTTATAAACGTCTTGAACTTCTTTAGGTAATGCATGGTATATGGTTCTTAGTCTTGCAAACTCTGATGCGTTTTCTTTTGTTGTTGGGAATTTAGGGTTAAGGATGTCCACTTCTGCCAAGCGAGCATCGTAAGCCATGTCATTCATGCGCTCCATTGCTGCCTTATGTTTCTTAAAGACATCAGTGAAGTGCTTGTAGTTTTTGTTGATTTCCTTGATGCGTCTCTCTTGCGTACCATTACGTTTCTCAAGTGCATCTATCAATCGTTGGATTGAAGGAAGTTGTTTCTTGTAAATAGTGTTTAAGTGATCAAGGCGCAACAGCCCAAATGCTAACTTAGTTGTGGATGGCCCTGCATACATAGGGCTATTTTTATCCGCAATGTTTGAGAATGTGTTTCTAGCTTTATCAACTGCTTCTCGTGTAAGGTTGGGCATGTTTTTGCCAATTTCGCCTACTGTGCGAAAAGCATCATTAACTGCTTGTCCCGTGCTCATAAACATCTTTTCAGATGGCGTTGCTTCCACGTCCCGTGAAACATCTATAGCATCATTAATAAATTTCAAACCCGCATTATAAGCAGATTGACCTTTACGGAATCCAAAGAACTCAGCAATAGACTGCATGATTCTTTCAAACAAGTTGCCGCTCTTAGGGGCTTTGATTGTTTTAAGAACTGCTTGGAAGTTGGGGTTACCTACTAACTCAGAAGCAAACTCCTGCAAGTCCTGCGCACCATAGGCAGCGCCTAATTGATTTTGTATTTGGTCAAAAAACTTTAAGAATTGTTTAGTAAGCGGATGGTTACGGTTATTAAGTACGTGCGATATTGCAGCGTGTGTAATCTCATGAATTGCAGTATGCTCATTTAGCCCATGTTCGGGGTCAAGCGTAATTGTGTTGGTAGCAGGATCATAAGAACCAGCTTTGCCAAAACCAACTTCACCAATAACAATCTTGGGATTTAACCCAAGTGCTTTAAACCTACGCAATACTTGCTTGATCTCATTGTTATCAATGGTCTTGATTAAATGGTCAAGAATATTATTGACATTGCCTTTTTTAACTAGATCAATACCCGCAGCATCTAAATTCTTACCTTTATAAGCAGGGCCATAGAATGTATCTTTGCCCAAAATTATTTGCATTTCGTTTTTAAACTGCCTCTTAAAAGCTTCAGGCAATTTGTCCATTGCATAATTAATAGCTTCTAAGATTTGACCTTTGTTGAGCAGCGCTATAAATCCTGGCGTATCTTTCTTGGTCAGGTAGTTATTTTTTATGTGCGTTAATGCTTCTTTAAACCTATCGGCAGAATTAAACCCAGGCCCTTTACGATTAGTTTCTTTTGGTTCGGGTGGTATAGAATCTTCGTAAGCTTTTTTACGTGCAGCAGCTTCAGCAACTTTTTGTTGCACTGTGCTTTCAAATTCTTGATTGCCTAGCTTAGTTACGTTGCTGAGAAACTCTGCTCTTTTACTAGGAGATAAAGTATCTAGATGCGCCAAAATCTGTGCACCTTCAGGGCTACCAGTTGTTATCTCATGGTGCAATCTTTCAAGCAACTGTTTGTTTTTGATCTTTTGCGCTGCATCTTCTTTAGTGGATATTTCTTTATCCAACTGCAATAGATGGCGATACTCGTTAATTAGAGCAGGTAACCGCAATACTTTATGCGTAGCCGTGCCACGATGCGAACCAATCTCTAAAAACTTGCTATCAATACCTTTTTCTTGTGCAGCTTCATGGATGCGTGAAGTTAGAATGCTATCTACACGCTTATCGTTTTCTTCAATAAAGTCTTCTTGTTCTTTATTGGCTTCGACCGCACCCTTCTTTGCTTTTTCTTTTTTGCTTTTAGTGGGTTGTTTTTCTACTGGAGCGGGCTGTTCAACTTTTCCTGCATGTTTTTCTTTTAATTTTGTTAAGGTATAGTGTTTACCTTCAATCTTATTTTCTCTTTCAGATAAACTAAGTATTTTTCGTTTAACAGCTTCTTCGTTGGTAGTTTCTTTAGCACCTTTAGGAGTGTATGCAGAAGGAGGATTAATTCCATCGTCAACAACCATTTTTCCATCTGGCAGACGAGTAACTTTTACGTCATTGACTATTGGATTTGGTGTACCGTCAGTATTTGTATAATGTTGAGTTAATCTGTAATGCGTACCCTCAACATTAGCAGCTTCAGCTACAGTTTTTAAATAGCCTTCATGACCGCCTAGTGTTTCTAGTACCTCATGAACATTTTCTTGTTTTTCTACTGGAGCGGGCTTTCGGACTTCTCCTGCATTAACGCTTGGAGCATTCTGTTCAGCAGGAACATTTCCATCTCGTTCAGTTGGTTCAACTGTTCCGGCGGCTCCTCCAGCGGGTTCGCTAACCACCTCATTGCTTGTTCCAGTTGTGGTTGTGTCAGGTCTTGTAGCATCTTCAACTCCTTGGAATTCTGGGCGACCTAAGAATGCTTCTACATTCTCACGTGCTTTTGTACTTGTTGTCTTTTCTGCATATGCTTCAAGCACACGTTTAACTTCAGCGGCATCGGCCGGGTTACTGATGTCCTTACCATGTATCAACTTGTTTCTAATAAACGTGGCGGTACGTCCTATGCCCAGGCCCTTAAACGTATTGTCGTCTATGGTTGTGGGAAGTTGTTGTGGTGTTAGCTGTGTAGGCTTCTGGACTACGGTAGGCTCTGAAGCTACTGCGGTAGTTTGATCCACAGGTGCAGCAGCTTGTTGTTCTACAGGTGCAGCTTGTGGCGGCGCAGGTTGTTCTTGCACTGGCGCAGTAGGGGCGGCTTGTTGCGGTGCAACTGTTGGAGCAGCAGGTGCAACTTGTTGTTGTGTGGGCAGTACAGGCTTGGGGCCACGCTTGGCTGCTAAATTCTCATTCTCAGCTCTTTGCTGTGCAATAGTTTGTGCCAAAGGTGATGGCTGTCTAGCCAATGACAACAAGTCAATCTTGGTTGGTGCAATCTCAGCAATAGCGGCTTTAAGTTTTGCAGCGGCTTCTTTAGTTGCAGCAGCTTGGCGTTGTTGTTCTAAGCGCTCACGATTAGCCGCAGCTTTGTCAGCTTTAGCCACAGTCATTTCAGCTTGCTTGGTGGGTGCGCCCTGCTCGTCAAACAAACTACCTTGCACGCCTTTGGGTTCTTTTGGCTCTACAACTTTAGGTGGTTTTGCAAACTGTCCTTCTGGCAACAAAGTTGTGTATGGCCCCATCTCCATACCAGGCAACTGCATCTGTTGTTGCTCATTGTTAAACTGGTCTATGTTTGCGCTTTGACGATTTGCTTCCGCAGTTAATTGACGGCCTGCCCGTTTTTGCAAAGCTTGCTCGTATTGCTGGGCACGCTCTCTACCTGCACGCCCACGCTCAATTGCCCCAGTAGTTGCGCCAAACGCACCACCACCTACTGCACCACGGACACTAGACTCCATGATGCGGTTCCACTCAGGACTACCAAATATCTGAGGATTTTTACCTACAAAGTTTTCAGCAGCAATGCTAATGGCTTCTTGCATACCTTCGGTAATGCCTTCTTCCCCCGCCGCCGCAAGCATGTTGGATGCAACAGAACGTAGCAATCCTTTGTCCATGCCAGACTTTTCCAATACCTTTTCTACTATGCCCATCTTCATTGGGCCAGTAAGGTTCTTCATTAGATGTGCAGGTAGCACAGAATCTAGTGCAGCAGCGCCAGCACCAAACAAAGCAGCGGCCCCAGGAGCTAGTTCACCTGTTTTGTCATAGATGTTTTGGAATACTTCAGGAGCGTTCTGGGCATATGAACCTAGAAAGATACCTGCGTTTTGTCCACGTGCCGCATACTCTGCACCTTTAGTAGCAGCCACATGAGCTAATTCAGCAGGTGTAGCACCTGACTCAATAAGAGGCATAGCCGCACGACCAGCCGCAGCAACACCAAGACGGCGACCAACTGCCGCCCCAATACCCCCAGGTATCAAAGATGTTGCAATGTTAGGCACTTGCTCGGCGACATTCTCAAGCACAAACTTAGGTATGTCACTAATACCCTTAACATCTTTTAAACTGCCGTACTGAGGCGAGTAGTATTTGTTTATCTCATTTTGCGTATCTTGCGCTTCTTGCATTTGTTGCTTGGCATAGTCATTAAAGCCCAATGCACTTGCACCCATTGCAGGAATAACATCAGTCAGAGTAGACCCCAACTGTTTAGCGCCACGCATAACGCCACGCTTTAATACTTCGCCAGTAGTGAACTCACCTTTAGGAAGTTCAAAATTATATTTTTTAGATAGAGCGTCTAATTGATCGCTAAGTTGATCCTGAGTTAGGTTGTCGTCAAACCTAACTTGCCCAATTTTTGGTAGATCAAGTATCATTTTTATTGCATTAAATCATTAAAATGAGGAACTGAAGAATCACTATCGTCATAATTTAAGTTGTTTGTGGCATATGTTCTTTGTGCTGCTGCATGTACCCCAGCCAATTTAGGATTAGATCTCCAATTTTCTCCACCTTGGCGTTTAAGATCTTTTATTAAAGCCGTTTCTTCTGGGCTACCTACAAAAGATTGCATACCTTTTTGGAAAGCAGCATTATGTTTTATTTTATTTGCTTCCATTTGGTTCTGAACTGTTTGCCCTTTTAGTATAGCTTGCATGTTATGATTTCTTTCATTTTCTGCAAGAACTAATCGGTTGTATTCATTTCTGTCACCACGAGCTAAAGCTGCTTGTTTCATTTGCTCAGTATGCATCTTATTGTATAAGTCTGCACGGGTAAGACCAAGCTTACCAGACAATATAGCATTCTCTTCAGCACCACGTTGTCTATTAGCATTAGCCATATAGGACACGCCTTGGCTTGCACCTTGACCAATATTAGCCGCAGCATATGGAGATGTGCCACCCATCATACCAAGACCTGCTTGTAGAAGTGCCATGTACTTGTCGTTTTGATAGTTCTTCTCAACACCTTCTTGGCGCTGCTTTAGATAGTCTGCATACTGTTTAACGTAGTCATCATCAGGACTAACTTCCATGTTAGCGCCAGGTGGGTTATTTTGAATTGGCCCAAATCCTTGATCTTCTGCTTCGGTTGTTGCATCATAATTTGGAGTGCCCATTTGCGGATTAGCAGCTTGAGAATCAGCAGCAGGGTTATACCCAGGGCTTTCAGGCATTCCCGCTGGGGCAGTATTTGCAACTGGTGCAACTGGTTTAGCGGGAACTGCTCCAGCTTTTGCTCCTTGAGCCGCAATATGTGGATTGCCAATATAGGGTTTAGATATGTCTACGTTAGCTGGGTAGCCACCATTATCTGCGGGGGGTGCAGGATAAGGAGGAATAAAAAAGTTACTTAGTCGGTCAAGGAATCCGCCTTTATCAAAATGCACTTCACCACCAGCTTTACCTGCGGGTATGCCTTTAATATAGTCTTTGGTTTCTTTGGGTAGCTTGGACATGTCTGCGCCAGAAGCTAACCACTTATCTGTGTTGCCAGGCCCCCAGTTGTAAGCAATTGCTGCCAACTCATTGTTACCATAACGGTTATGCAATGCGCCCAAATACTCACGCCCAACACGTGCAAACTCTTCGGGAGAATTACTGCGTGCGGGTTCTACACCAAACCCAGGACTTTTTACTGTACCAGGCATGACTTGCATTTCTCCCATTGCTCCTTTTTCTGAAGTCAATAGATTGCCGTTCTTGTCGTAACGCTGCCCACGACTTTCCTTATAAAGCACATGGTGCAACAAAGCATCATGCTGCTCTGGAGGTGTCTTGTTAATATCTTCTTTAAGCGCATGGTGTGCATTTTTTGCAGCAACACCTGCCATACCCGCTAGACTTTCGATACCTTCTTCGTCTTCGGGTTCTTCTTCAGCTTCCATTTGAGGAGCTTCTTGTTCCTGAGCAGGTGCACTAAGTTTTTGGAAAAGCATACGCTCTTCCTTGTTCATTCCAGAATCAGAACTATCATCGTCTTCTTCATCGTCATCAGCCTCACCACCATCAGCAAACGCAATAATGCCACCACCTGCGCCAGTCGCAACAGGTAAGTTACTTGGTAGTGCAGGTATGCCCGCAGGTTGAGCCGCTTCAGCCAAAATGCCTTGCGCAACTGTAGGAGGGTTAGGATTAGCGCCAGCAGTCTGCGTTGCCTGCATTTGTTTCTGCTGCTGCAATTTATCTTTAATTAGCGGTATGCCAATATACGCAGGTACAGACCCATCTTGCACACCTTTTTGCAATTCTTGGATTGAAAAAGCTTCAGGTTTATAAAGTAATTTTTGTACTATAGACATGATTAACTCGTCTTGCTCATGGTGTTATATAAACCCAACGCCCCAATACCCGCCGTACCCAAACCAGCCAATTGTGAAACAGCACTCGGAGCTGCTTGATACTGAGTTGCAGTCTGTCCAGGAATTGCATAACCACGCAACAATGCGTTGTAGGCATTAAGCTGTTGCATTGGGTACTGTTGCGCATTAGCGTAATTCTGAATATCTTGGTTAATAATATTTTGTTGTTGGGTTTGTTGTTGCGCACCCATTTGATTTTGCAACCCAAGGATACCTGTTTGTGCAGCAAGTTCTTGTTGGCCTAAGTTACCCAACTGCGTACCCATACTACCAGCTTGGTTTAGACCTTGCAGTGCGGTATTTACCCCTTGCAATGCAGCCTGATTACCTTGTAAATTTAGGTTAGCACCAAATTGTTGGTTTTGGTTAGCTTGGTTATATGCATTAGAGTACCCTTGACCAACTAGATTACTCATAGCTAATTGGTTAGCTTGATTCTGTGCGGCTTGTTGGACACCAAAACGTGACCCACCCAAAGCACCAGCTTGTGCGGCCTGTGCTTGTTGTTGCTGGCCTTGAGCGGCCTGTTGTTGTGCTAATAATTGTTCCTGTGGTAGCAACGCATTTTGCAAATACGGATTCATGTACTGCGCTATGGCATTAGGATCAGTAGCACTAGCCGCATAATTAGTACCCACATCGGCTGCGTTTTGCCCATAGCCTAGACCACGTTGCCCCACATCAGCGGAAGTAGCAGCGCTTGCCGCAGTAATATCTGAACCAGTACCGATTTGCCCAGGTACTTGAAGCTGCCCAGCACCCGCCTGAGATGCTTGTTGCAAAGGACTAAACCCAGCAATATAGTCTGAAGGATTTTGGCTATACGGATTGTATGGCTTTACCCCAGTTATATCTTGCGTAGTAACTTGATTACCACTTGCATCAGTTGTTGTATCAGGTTTTGTATTAAATAGTTGCTGTGTAGCCCCACCTAGTAGAGTTTCTACTTGTGGTTGCAGCCAATCAGGTATATTTGACTGGGTAATTGTTTGTGATGTGGGTGTACCACCGCCGCCGCCACTGCTCATAATAGCACCTCAACTAAAGTGTTTCTAGGTTCGAAATTGTATCGCTTCCAAAGACGTACGATAGCTGGCCTACCGTACCCTTGTATCTTTGTTGCGCCACGTTGTTTTAGGATTTGTTTTAACTGCTCAAATGTGTTGTCATTTGATATTAATTTACCGCCAATAGAAGTTACAAACGCAACTCTGTGCAATGGGTAATTAATAAACGATACAGTCGCCGCACCATGAATCTCACCTGCATCATCTACGGCAACCAACAAAAGCCACTGACCCGCAGTTAAATATGACTGGACATGTTCTACTGTATACGATGCAGCCCAATCTGGGAAGTCCCCACCCTTGTCCAAAGCTTCCCTAATAAAAGGTTCTACTTTAGGCCAAAGCTGCTGGACGTAGTTGGTATCCGCATATTGCACAGTTAAATTCATTTAGTCTCCCGGACTTATACCAGCAGAAGCGGCTTGTTGTGCCTGCATATTTGTTATCACATTAGCCACAGCAGCAGGGTCAGCATGTTGTGCCGCAACAGCCGCTGCAACAGCAGCAGGATCATTAATATTAATGCCTGATTGAGCTATGTAATTTTGAATATTTTGATCTGTATATGGCGTATACGATGGGCTAGATGTTGGAGTAGGTGTTGGGGTCACCGCACTTGCAACAGATGAGTTTGTATTGGTTGCCCCAGGTAATGTTGTGATACCTGAACTTGAAGGTGTTGGAGTAGGTGTGGGCGATGATAAATACTGCGCTTGAGCGGCAGGCAAATTCTGTAACGCTGCTTGAACAATGGCTGGGTCAGCATTCGTAGCCTTGATAGCATTCAATACTTGGGCTGGATCCTGCGTATTAATATGGTTTTGTGCAATGTAGTTAGCAATATCTTGTGCCGTATATGGCGTATACGAAGGAGTTGGGGTAGGTGTAGGCGTTGTTGTGCCTGCGGGCTTAACCACAGTAGATGTAGGTGTGGGAGTTGGTGTGGGAGTTGGTGTGGGAGTTGGGGTTACCGTAGGTGTATATCTTGTTGGGGTTAGTGTATTTATCCCAGTTGATGTATTTGCAGGTGGCGTATAACCGGGAAGATTAACACCAGTATTATTAAGTTTAGATAAGTCAAACCCAGGAAATAGAGCTTGTATCTGGCTAGAAGTTAAATTATTTTGGCTTATTAAGCTATTAAGTTTAGCTGCGTCAATATTAACACCGCCATTAAACGCAGCGCCCAATTGAGATGTCAACGAGCTTGGATTACCACTGCTATTATTAGACGCAGGTGTAGTTATGCCAGCATTATTGTTGTAGCCACCACCGTAACCACCAGCAGCACCACCATTTTGGCTGCTAGGGCCAAACATAGCACTATAACCTTTGCCAAAAAGTGAAGCTATACCATTCCCCATTGGGTTATCGTAGGTTGGTTGATAGCGTGTTGGCACATAAGCACTAGGTGTAAACCCTTGAAGATTAGCACCAATACCCGTATTACTAGCTACAGGGTCTTGTTTTATGCTTGCTAATGCTGCGTTAACTTGATCTGCGGTTGCCATAAGGTCTCCTTATGCTGGCATATATTTGCGTGGATTAATTTGCGTACCTTGTTTTGGGTTGCCAGTACGGGCCTTACGCACCTTATTCATCATATGGTACAACTGCTTTGCACCAGCATCTGTAGACCCATTTCCCAGGTGAGAAACAACATCAGCAGGTACAACAAATTCTCCATCTGCCAAACGTGCAGGTTGTTTTTCACCAATAGACGCAGGAATATTATCGGACATGCCATCCCCCGGGCCTTTAAGCAAATGCCCACCATCTGAATAACTACCTAAATGGCCACCACCAGCAAGTGCAGCGATACCACCTTCCGCCATTGTGTAAGGCACGTAAGTAGATGGGTCATAAGAAAATTTGCTTAATGCACCAGTATATTTTTTCTGCGTGGGAATGCCGTATTTTTTGCGATCCGCATACATGGTTGCCCCAATGCCTGCACCAGCACCTGCTAACATTTTTTGAGGTGTGGATAAACTGTTCCACATATCACTAATACCTGAAACAATACCTGTGTTAGCACCAGCGCCAGATGTATAAGCTTGTCCGTTCGCTGCTGGGGTATAAGAAGTTTCAGTAGGAAAGGCGCCACTTGCATTTAAGCCCTGCCCTGCGGTTGAGTCCATAGCAGCATTGGATAAGCTAGCATCAGGTATGCCACTGAATTGTCCTACTCCCATAGGCGGTGTAGTAGCTACAGCAGGAGCAGGTGGCGTTACATCAGGCGGTGTATCAGGAGCACCACTTGGCATAATGCCACTCATAGCCCCACCAGTTACACCACCCATTAAAGCACCTTTAAGGGGATCACCGCCTGTAAGCAAAGCACTGCCGCCGCCAACTGCTGCACCAGTCATTACCGAACTTAACAATGCGCTTTCTGCTATGCCGCCATCTGCCATGATTACCCCCTAAATTTGTTCAAGTTTACCATTTAACCTATCTTCCAGCTAGTACCTGTCGAGTAAACAGGCACAGTATTTGTACCGCCACCAACCACCGTTGAACCAAAAGTCGTAGCCGTTGCGTCCGATACAAAAGTTCTAGTTCCTGCATTGGTCATGGATGCGGTAGGGAGCTTGGCCACTGTTACGATAGATGTGTTGGTGATGTACGTTGAAACCAGCGTAGTCAAGATATCATTTAACTGGTTAAAAAACAAACGCAAGACGTTATTGAGCTTATCCCCGTACTGCCTGTCGTATTGATCGGGCGCAAGGGGCAGGTTCGGTGGCGCAGGGTTGATTGGTTTTGTAGCCATTATCTGCGTCCATCGGGTCTAATATTAAAGCGAGGAGCACCCAACTGCCAAGTCGTACCAATCTGATTGGACTCCATCTTAAAGATCATCTGGCGGCCACGGATACGGGTATACACCTGCCCAGTAAATTCTTCGGTAATGTTGTAAGTTGAGGTGTAGTTGACCGTGTTGTTTTTGGTCTGGGTAGCACCCGAGCCTGAATCGGTCAAGGCAATCAACGTCATCGTTGTGGCTGGCGTGGGTGAGTTTGATGAACCCGCAAAAGTCAAGTCTGGGAGTATCCTGTCAATAAAGACAAAATGATCTCCGTCTCCAATGTCAAACTCGGAAGAAGATATGTAGGCATCTATTGACTGGATTGTGCCTGTCTCATTATTGTCTACACCGCTTTCTTGGTTGCAGAGATACCCGTTATAAGTAGCGCCAATTGGATTATTCTGGAGCGTGGTATCGAGCCAGGCAGTCCTGGCAATAGAGCCGTAATACCAGTTCTTTTCAACATAGTTATAAACAACATAACTATTCATGGTGTCACTAGTGCCAG